GTCGAAGACGGCCGCCGCCGCGAGCAGAGCGAAGTCCACTATTTGCGAGAGGTCCGCGTCGGGGATCGGGTCGAACCCGAACCGCCGTGATAGGCTGTGCGTGCCGAGGGTCGTAATAGCGATCAGGGCGCGTTTTCCGATGAGCGTCATGACTCCTCCAGTAGACTCTTGAGGGTTTGCTTCGGGTCTAGGCCGGCGATGCGGCACGCGACCTGGCAGTAGCTCTTCGGGTCATTGCTGTCTTCGGCCGGGGCGTAGCAGCGGAAGAACTCCTCCAGGTTGTCGTCTGGGCCAAGCTCTTCGCCGGGGTCCTTCACACTATCCTTGTCGGCGTCGTGCCAGGCTGCGGTCTTGCCCTGTGCTTTGCACTCCAGGTCGTAGATCAGCGCGGCCAGGCCACCGACGATTGTCCTGAACGTCGCCATGCGGTCCTTCGTCTCCCAGGAGCCGATGTGGTCGTCCTCCATCGGAGAGCGCCGCAGGTTACCGGGGTTGTTGTTGCGGTAGCTCATGGAGCCAGGCTTCCAACCCTCGTGGAACATGATCGCCTTGGCAAGCTCGGAAATCTTCTTCGTTACGGACATTACTTCTTCCCCTTGATTTCTCTAATCTCCGCGAAATTGCGGTCGAGCCGTTCGATCATCGTATCAGTCGTCGCGCGGAAAGCCCCCTTGAGGGATGCCACATCGGTTCGGATCGCTGCTACGTCACGCTCGTAAGCATATTGAGTTATGAACGAACTAGGCGAGGCGGCGTCCCGTACCCGCAAGTCATAGTCACGGATGGCATTTGCGTTGAAGTAAAAGAACACAGAGGCGCAGAACACGACGGTGGCGCCGATCATGATCGCAATCTCAATGCGGATCTTCGGCAAAAGCACGTCACGCTGCCACTCTTCCCGCGCCGTACGGCATTGCTTGTCAGAGCAGTGGCGGCGTTCTTCACCACTTCGCCGCTCGTCATGATCATCATGGATATTGTCCTCGTTGCTCTCCATTCCTATTCTCCTATGACTGCACGGTATTGGTCAATGAGCGGCTGCCGGTCGTCGGGCAGGGCGCTATGAAGTGCGTTCTTGAAGCGGCGGTAGACGACGGGACGAATCTCCGCTTGCTCCTTGGCAGTGGCAACTTGGTAGATCGCAAAGATGTCATTGATCGTGACACCCTGCTGCTGTATGCTATGAACGAGGGGCGGCTCGTTCATCGTCTTTCTCATTTCACGCGCCTCCGCCATGGTAAGCTTCCCCGCTGCGATGGCCTCACGCAGCGGCTCAGCATTTTTCCTCACGTACAGCTCGCGCCGGACCTCCGCCTTCAGGTTGCGGCGCTCCGCTTGCTTCCTGGTCAGCGGGCGAAGCGAGGAGCGATCGACGACCTGATCAAGTAGCTTCTCGGCCCTGGTTTTGGTGTAGTCCGTCGGCGCCGGCATGATGCCGAACTGCGGCGCCGCGAGCTTGGCGACGCTGGCGGCGGTCGTCGGCTCGTCGCCTTGGCGCTGGTACTCACGGCGCGCCCCGCGGGTCCAGAAGGGCTCAAACTCCTTGAGTGAGTGCAGGCCCACGTCGAGCAACTGTTGGAAGACGTTGTCGCCCTTGTGCCGGACCTCCTCGCCGTAGTAGGTCTTGTTGCTTGCCGCAGTCTGGATCAGCGTGATCAGCGGGTGAACCTTGTGGGACAAGGTCTGCAGCGGCGTGCCACGCTTGGCGTCGGCCACGTAGGCGTGGATGTCTTTGGCGTAGGTCGGGAGCAGGAAGCGCTCGGGGCGCCCCTTCTCGTCGAACCCGCCGGTGCGGAAGGCCCAGAAGTCCACGTCCTCCGGGTCGTCGCCCGTGAAGAGCTTCGTCAAGGCGCCGTTCATGACGGCCGTCGCGGTGAGGAGCGCCACGGTGTAGGCGATCCGGGCGGGGAGGACCTTCGGCCAGCGGCCCTGGGCCAGCTCCTGGGCGAAGCCCGCGGCATCCTTGAGTGAGCCACCAACCTCGGCGATCGTCCCGCCCGTCCAGCCTGGGGCGCGGATTAAGCCTTGGACCACGCTCTTCACCGTGTTGTCCATGAAGAGGCGCTGGTACCTGACCTGCCCGAGCCGCGCGTCGACGCGGTTCCATGCCTGGCGGAACTGCGGCGTCAGCGTCTCCAGCGCCGCGCCCGGGTGGTCTCGCATGATCCGGCTGGCCAGCTCCGCGAAGACGTGCGCCTTCTGGCGTGGGACGAGGTACTGCATGATCAAGTTAGCCAGCCCCTCGATCGCGGCGAAGGGCACCTTGGCCGCAGCGGTGAGCGGGCGCCCGCCGTGCCAAGCTCGCTGCATCTCTTTGGTGTCCCCCGTCATGAGCCCACGCTCCAGCTCGAACCCGCCGCCAGCCAACTCGATCGCCCGCACGACGTCTTTGAGGTGCTTCCCCTCCGGCGTCTCGCTGCGCCACGCCTCGAGGATCTTGCCACCCGCCATGAGGTTTGGGATGACCGCTATTGAGACGGGGAGCGCCGCCCAGCTCTTGGCCAGCTCCGCCGCGCCGAGGTCCCCGGTCGCCGCCTGGTAGGTATCCTGCAGGGCGGCGGCTAGGGCGCTGATGATCGACTCACCGGAGGTGAAGCCGGCGTGGAAGAAGGAGCCCACTCCCAGCTGGGAGGAGTTGAGCCGCGCCCCGGCTTTCATGTAGACCTGGTAGCTCTTGGAGATGAAGGGGTTAGCATGCTGATACAGTGTCGGACTCATGAAGTTGTCCAGGACGTCGGCCAGCGCGTTCGGCACGTAGTAGTGCCCGAGCACGGGGCGCCCGTCTTGCGGTGGGCCGATCACGGTGAAGGCCGGGTCAAGCGGGACACGCCAGCCGGAGGGAGCCTGCGCCGTCTTGAAGGAGGAGACGAACTGCCCCTTCTCGCGTCGGATCGTGCGCCCGAGCACGAACTGATCCAACTCGTGGAGCTTCGCTGCCACGAGGTCCACCGGGTTATTGGAGAACGGCCGCAGCCCGAAGTCTACTGCCGTCATGATATCGTCGAAGACCTTCTCCTTGAGGAAGCTCTTCTTCCCCTCCAACGGGCGGCGGGAGAAGGCCCGGGCGAAGGCGGCGTCGTCCTGCCGCCCTTCGCCGCTGGCGAGCAGCTCCTCGACCCGCGCCTTGAGCTCAGCCCGCTCCTCCGCGCTCCAGGAGTTGAGGTCCGCCAGCTCAAAGTCCGGCGACTCCTCGCGCGCGGCCTCGACGTGCTCCGCCATCGCCTGGTTGAACGCCGCCTTGGACTCCTTGGTGTACATGCCGGGGAAGTACCGCTCGCGCACCACGTAGGTGCCGTCCTCGGCCTGGAAGGCCAGTGGCTCCACCTCGATGACTCTCTTCACGGCCTGCTCGAACTGGCGCTGGATCGTCGTGGCCGCGGGCTTGAGACGGTCCGGCACGGTGAACCGCGAGGCGGGGGAGGAGAGGGCGGACATGAACTGGATGCCATCGTTCTCTTCCAGCGGCCCCTCCTTGTCCACGCCCAGCTTGGTGAACGCCTGCCAGAAGGGCTCCAGGACCGGGCGGCGCTGCTCTGCCGTGTGGCTGCGCTCCCCGAGCTTGGTCCCGACGTACTCGGCCGCCTGGAGGTGTGCCGGCGAGAGGGCGGAGGGGAGGACGCCCTTGAGCGCGCCCCCGAGCCAGGAGCCCTCCGCTGCCAGGCCGCGGAGCAGGCCCTCGGTGCGCAGTGCCTGCCGCTGGGGCGGCGTCCGGTCCGGTGGGGCCGTGGCCACGGCCTCGCGCGCGGCGGGGAGGCGGAAGCCCTCGGCGCGAGTCAGCCAGTCGTCTGAGTCCAGGGAGGCGGGGGAGGAGTCCTCCGGCGCCAGGGCGAACTTGGCGACACCCTCGCGGAGGGCGGACTCACGCATCGTGGGGGGGAGGTCGAGGGCGTGGATAGTGGTCGTGGTACGGGCTTGGTAGTTCGGATTCGGGATCTTGATGATGGTGCCACCACCCTCGTCGAGTATTCGCCGCGCGGCGCTGACCACGATGGGCTGATCACCATACCCAAGCTCCATTTGAATCCTATCCACTGAGGTGCTGTAGAACATGCCATCTCCAACGGCAACTTGTAATTCCCCGGCGGTCCTCGCCGCACTGCGAATCCGCACTTCCAAGAAGGGATCTTCCTTCGGGCCTTGGGTGATCTTCGCCTCACCCACCCTCGCCCCCCACGGCTTGCCGATCTTCGCCGCAAGCTTGGGGAGGACCAAATCGTAGAAGCCCTTCATCCCCTCGCCGCCGACCTTGAGGTCGTTCACGCCGAGTCGGCCGATGTCCTTGGCCATGATCTTGGCGGCGATGTCTTTTCCCACAACTTCATCAATCGACCGCCCCACCAACCCCCGGGCTTCGGAAACACCCTCTACGATTTTCCCATGGGCGTCAATGAGCACGCCGACTACCAGCTTCCCACGGAGCTTCATGTCCACTGCGCGACCACGGGGCACATCACTCCACGAGACGTCATCGACCACCTTGCTCAGGTCGTAGCGCTCCGCCTGCTGCTCCCCAGTCGTCCAGGCCAGCCGCTCGAAGCCGTGCTCCGCCGCCCAGCGGACCATGCGCCGGAGCGCGAGGCCCGCCCACTTCTCGGTGCTCTGGACGAAGGGGGCGGTAGGGACGCCGTCGGCACTAAAGCGGGTACGGAGAAAATACCCGGCGTCAATCGTAGGGTCGGCATCCTGGAACTCTTGGAAGACAGCCAGAGCATCATCTTTTGTCATTGGGTCAAGGTCTTCGGCCGCGGTAGCCTCGTCGGTGTAGGCGCCATTCCGGTCGTTCTGCTGTAGCAGCTCAAGAAGCTCCTCGCGAGATAGCTCACTAAGTTGCCGCGTGGCGCGCTCGTCGCGGAACCCCTTCTTCCGCCCCGTCTGCGCCCAGTCGGACTGCAGCTCCTCGAGGAAGAGCACGCGCTTCCCCTCGGTGTCGGTCCGTTCGTTGAAGCGGACGTGCGCCAGGATGTTGGGCTCGTCGAAGTGGGAGGAGATAAATACTTCGCCGGTCTTGTTTTCGTCACGCATATGCTGTTGAATAGCGCCTATCTGGTCACGTATGTCATTTAGCGCTTCAATGGCCGCGTTGGGCCGGTCGATGATAGTTGGGTGCGCGCCAAGAATAGCTTGCTTCTTCTGCTCTGCTGCACGCAATTCCTGCGCGAGTGAAGTATTCTGGTCTGACTCTTTCTTCGGCAGCGTCAGCAGCAGCTCGCGGTAGTTCTCGCCGCCGGGGAGCTGGTAGGAGGCGAACTTTGCAGCAGTCTCTGAAACCTCGTACTCATTTTCAAGCTCGGTACCGTGCTCTGCTAGAAAAGCGTCGACCTCCGCCTCAGAAAAATCACCGGGGTCAACAAAAACATCAGGGATAGACGGGTCCTCCTCACGCAGCGCGTCATTATCAGCGCGCGCCTCTTCGGCCATAGCATCACGCGCGGCGTCGCGGAGGCTAGTTGCTTGTGATCCTTGATTAGTGAGAACCTTCTCTTCCACCCGCACGTCGTTCTCGCGGAGGAAGGCGAGCACCTCGCTCTTGGTGACGGAGCGCTTGTCCTGCCGGCGCTGCTCGGTGACCCACTCATCGAACCCAGACCACTTCCGCTCCTCAGCATCGACGTTGACCAGCGTCTTGGAGGTCAACTCACCGAGGCTGATCTTCTCGGACTTGATACCTTCAACGGCGCGCTGGAGGCGGGAGTGGTAGGTCGGCGCCAGGGCGAACCGCCCCTGGTCCCCGAGCAGGTCACGGAGCAGCTCCCCCGCCCGGCGGGCTTGGTCCATCGCGGTGCGCAGGTCCGGCGCCGCGCGTCGCGCGTAGGCCGTGATCTTATTGTTCACGTTGTGGAGCAGGTTCCCAGCGCTGACGTCTCTCAGCTCGCCAATGAATTGCTCGGCCGTCTCGCGGTCCTGCGCCAGGAGCGCATCCATCAGCGGGCCGAAGCGCTGCGCCGTCTCCTCGGGCGTCAGCGTCTCCAGCGGCCCCTCGGGCGCCAGGGCGAAGCGCCCCTCCTCGTCTGACCCCCACGGTCGCACATATGGAGCGAGCAGGCTTTGGTACCGCGCCACAGATCCACCACTAAAAACGGCATTGACTAGTTCATCAACGTGTGTTAGCGCGGCCTCCGCGGATGCGGGGAAGTACTCACGTGAGATGTCTTCCAAAAACTTCATCCCATTGACTTTCTTATCCGCCGGGTCTATTACGTCAATGAACATTCTAAAGTTGCCAGCCTTGATCGCCGTAGCGCCCTGCTCACTGATGACCTTCGCGATCTGGTGGCGTTGCTCTGCGGTCAGCGACGCGCCGATTTGGAACGACGCTTCACTAGGCGTCATCCAAGCACGTATACCACCAGCGCGCATAAGATCATCGAGCCCGTGCCTCTGGTTACCAGCGATGAAATCGTGAAGCGTGTCCTCCGCGCCGCCCAACCAGACCCCGTCAGGGAGGAGCACCTTCAATTGCGAAGCCTTCGTGGTAGTTCCAAAGAGATTAATCCAATTTTGAACAATTGCTGAGACATCGCGTTTCGCGCCCTTCGCGAATGCTAAGTGCGACTTGATAAGTTTGTTGAAAGCTGCTTCATCTTTTGGTGTCTTGAACTCGCCATCATCATTAGTTGCCGCATCAATATTGAGCTTTGGCGCAGCGGCGTAGTTAAACTTGGCGAGGGCGAAGCGCCCTGCGCTGACCGGCCCCTCCCCGCGCCGGAGCGTCCCCGCCGCCTCACGGGAGGTGAGGTAATCGTGGAGCCGGTCCAGCTGCTCGGGCGCCATCGCCTGCAGCTCGCCGATCGGGCGGACCTGGAAGGCGGCCACCTCGTCGAGCTTGGCTTGGCGCTCGGGAGCGAGGGCGAGGCGCGCGTTCGCCGTCCGCGCCTCTTCCGCTCGGCGCTTGGCAGCGCGCTGTGATGGCGTTAGCCCGCCGGGTGGTTCCGGCGGAGGGAGCGGGTTGTCGATCGCCGACTCGGCATCCCAGGTCGAAGCCATCTCACCGGGACGCTCGCCCTTCCGGAAGTTGAAGATCCCCACGTTCAAGGCGCCAGACTCTACCTCCGTGAATCCGTCGTAGCCAGCTACCTTGATTAATTCTAGGTTCCGCTCCACCGCGCCCCAGTCCCCGCGAACGAGGAGCGCGCGATCCTCTACCGGCGCGGCGATCGCCGCCAGGTGGTGTGGGTCACGGAAGTCCCAGAGGTTCTTGCCACTGACCGGCACCTCACGGACGGTGGCCTTCCCCGTCCCGGCGTAGCCCTGGTGGAACGTCTCAGCGAAGCTCTTGTCACTCGTTGCGTAGGTCACGTGCCCGGGCACGTCGGGCACGCCCTCCGGCACGCCGCGGTAGAAGACGGCCTGGCCGCGGCGCACGTCCTCGACGGAGGGGGCGCTGGGCGGCAGCTGGAGCTGGCCTTCGTCAGGCGCCACCGCGAACCTCGCCCGCGCCGCCTCGCGCCGCGCGTCGCTGAGCAACTGGTTCGCCCGGATCGCAGCGTTCTTCGCGGCGTAACCTTTGCCCTCGGCTTGCAGCTTTTGGGCCTCCTCGCCCGCGAGGAGCGCGGAGGAGCGGAGGTGGTCGTACTGCGCGCTGACTCCTTCGGGCACGAGGCGCGGAGCGAGGGCGTGGCGCGCGGGCCGGGGCAGCTTGCGCCCGTTCTGGCCCACGTCTCCCTGGAGTACCGGCTGCTGGAGGCTCTTCCCCGTCCGCCGTGCCACGTACTGCGGCGGCGGCTCTAGCGTGATCTCTTCGCTCACCGGCACATCAAGGTCCTCAAAGAACGGGTGGTGCCCCAGCTCCTCCTGGGACAGGGCGCCGCGCTTCTCCACGGCGCGGGCGTAAATTTCACCCGTCTCCCGGTGGTACGCTTCACCGGCGCGCGCGCTGCGCAAGCGCTCCTCGTGCTCCGGCTTGACGTCAGTTTGGTAGCCGAACCGCTGCAACTCTTTCCGCTGCGCCATCACGTCCCGGGAAGCACCCTGCGGGAGCCCCTCGTCAGAAGCGATGGCGTGGGTCAACTCATGGCGCAACGCTTCCAGCGCAGCTTTCATCGAACCGGCCGTGATCTCAACCCCCGTAGTGCGGACGGTCTTCCCGCTCGCGGCCCGCATGTCAGCCTCCAGGCTGACGTCCTCTGCGGTGCCGCCGAACCACTCATGTGCCGGCAGCTTATGGTCGAGAAAGATCAGCGTCGGCAGCTTGGCTAGCCATGGGTAATTCTTGAACAGCTCCGGGTGGCTGATAATGTCGCCAAGCTGGCCGCGGAGGCTGGCGGCGTGCTTGGTCTGCGAGATCGCCGCCAAGGGGCTCACCTTGTTGGCGCCCTTCCCATCAGCCACCACGACAAAGGTCTTGCCTGAGAGGGGGCGGACTGACTGGAACATCATGTTCTTGTCACTGATCTCTTTGACCCGCTTGCCGGAAGCCAGGTCGGAGAACTCCGGGTACTTAATGTTCTGATAGTCCTTGGCCTTGGTGCTGACTAGCGCGTGCCGCGCGCCCCTCCCAGCCGCCAGGCTGTCACTCTCGTGGCGCACGGCGCGAAGCACGGCCTGGGACGCCGTGGCGTCAGAGAGGTCCACCAAGCCGGTACGGGCGAGGAACTCCTTGACCACCTGGACGAGAACCTTCCACTGAGGCGTCTGGCCCTCAAACTGCTGGGCGATGTGCTCGTCCGCGATCCTTTGGAAGTAATCCTCGGTCGTCTCTTCTTCGGCGTTTCGTGGGTAGTCCTTCTGCAGCGCTTGGAGCGCTGCCAGGGTGAGCCGGTCACGCACGAACTTGTTGAGCAGCGCGCGCCCCTTCTCGGAGCCGAGCATGTGGTGCGCGCCCTCTTCGAGGATGACCTCCTCGAGCCGCTGCGCGTCAGGGATCGCGGCGAGGTTCACGAGCACCTCGCCGTTCAGTACGCGGCCCTGGATCAGCCGCTTCTGCTCATTGCGGAAGTTCGGGTCGTCGATGAATTGAAACGGCACCCTGTCCAGGCCATGCCTCTTGGCGATCTCCTTGGCCGTAGCTTCCGTCAGACCACCGGGGTGGGGCTTCGCGGCGAGGGCGTGGCGCGGCTGCTCCACCTTCTGCCCGTAGAGTGACTTGCCCGTTGACGGGTCCTTGACGTCCACGACGTCGACCCCGTACTTGCCCTTATCCTCCAGCGTGAAGACTTCGGGGTGCGCCTGCGCCGCCTTGACTCGCGAGTCAGTCAATGCGAGACGGAAGACGTCGCCTTCCCGCTCCGCGGCGATCGCCAAAACGGCGAGCCCCTCGGCCGCTTCCTTGGTCTTCCCCTCGGGCAGGACGGGGTAGGTGACGCCGTTATAGCCACGGCGAGTGCTAGCAACCGGGGGCGCCGGTGCCCCCTTCTCCGGACGGGACGGGGCCGCAGCCACTTTGCCCGTCGCGGCTGGTTGAGTCGCTACAACGGGAGCTGCTTTTTCTCCCGCAGGTGCTTGAACATCTCGACTTGGGCGAGCCGCTTTTCGGCTTGGGGCCGGGACAAGTCCGGCTTCGACAGCGGCCGGCCCTTGTGGCTCACTACTTGGAATCTCTGGCTGGTACGTTTGATCATTGGTAACCTCCGCGACGTGCCTGCTCTTCGCCTTCCAGGCTTTGAACTCCTTCATGCTCATCGGAGTGACGGATTTCAACCCCTGCCACCCCTCTTGGTAGTTGCGCTGGTAGGCCGCTTCCGCCTCGGCTACGGAGCCGTAGCCGAGCATCACCTTGTGCTCATCGAACTTACCAGTGCTGGGGTCGACCTGATTCACGACGAAGACCGTGTGAGAGATGGGGCGCGGGCCAATGAAGACGTCGAGCTGGTCACCATCCTTGCCCTTGCCGGTATCGAAGTAGCCGTAGTGGTCCTTCAGCTCGGTCTGCCACTCTTCACCCGTCTTCGTCACGCCGTAACGGGTGGAGCCCTGCGGGTGCTCGATGGAGATGGCCATGCCCTGGACCTTGACCAGCCCCTTGGCGTAGCGGCCGGCCTTTTGCCGCTCCGGGGTCGGGATGGGCTTCTCGTTGAGCGGGCTCGTCGCCGCTTCATGAGCGCCCTGGTCCACCGCGGCCGTGAGGTGTTCGTTGGCCGCTTCCTCAATGGGCGCTGGCAATCCTAAGGGCAGCTCATGATTCGCCGGGTTCAGCTCACGGAGTCCCTCCGCCTCTTGCGCGCGCTCCAGCTGGCGCTCACCCTGGGCTCGGGCCGTGGGTCCGGTGAGCGCTGAGACGGGGCGCTGCGCGCCGCGAAGCGGTAGCTCGCGCTCCCGCATGGCGCCACCCGCCATGGGCGGAACAGCGCGGCGCGCCTCACCCAGCTCCGGGGCGACGTTCTCCGCGACGGGGAGTAGCTCCTGCTGCGCTGACAGCTCATTGCGGAGGAGCTGCGCCTGGGCGGCGTCATGAGCCTGCGCCGTGAAAGCCTCGAAGGCGTCGATCCGTGACTGGTACTCCTGCAAGTCCTGTTCCGTCACGTGAAGCAGGTCTAGGGCTTGGACGCGGTTCTTCACGTCCTCGCGCCGCTTCGTCGTCACGGCGACATCCTGCCCAACCAGCTCGGCGTAGCCAGGAATGGCAGCGATCTTACGTGGGTCGCCCGTCGCCGTAGCCAGGGCTTGGCGCACCCCCTCTTGCCCAGGCGTGCGCTCAGGCAACGACTCAAGGTGCCGGAGGTGCTCTGCCGCCCGCGCTACGAGATCCTGCTCCTCGAGCCCGTGCTGCTCCAAGGTTTCAGCGTACTGCTGTTCACGGTATAGCGCGACCTGCTCGCTGAGCCGCGAGCGCTTGAGCTTCTCCGGCTCGGGGATGCCTAGCTCACGCGCTTGCTTGAGCAGCTCCGGCCGCGCCAGCTCGCGCTGCGCCACGCCCTTGACCTTGCCCAGACCGGCAGCCACAGCCGTCGACGGGCCGGACGCCACGAAGCCAGCGACCGCGGCCTGACGCGCCTCCTTGGCCAGCTGCGCCGGAGACTTCTCGGCGGCCGTGCCCTTGAGTGGCGTCGCCTCGGCGTAGGTCTGGCCGGCCTCGGTGATGCCCTCGAGCCCCGGGTCCACCAAGACGGCACCGGCCTTGCGTAACGCGCCCTTCCCACCGCGGAGTAGCGTTAGCTCGGGTAGCATCCCGAGCCCTTCCAGCGCACCGGCTGTGGCCGCACCCTTAGCCATTTTGGTGAATGGTACTTTCCCCGGGCCGAGCTTCTCGTTGGCCTCCTGGGCGATCTGGCCATACTCCATCAGGGTGGCGGAGCCGATCTGAGCCGCGAGCGACGCGGGGAGAGATCGGCCGCGGGTCAGGTAGCCGATCGCTAGGGATTGCGCGGCGTTCAGCGTTTGCAGGCCGGCCTGCTGGCCGATGAAGGCCCCGAACTGAGTGAGGGAGTGAACGTCTTCGAGCTGCTGCGGCACGCCGGTCTTCTTTAAGTCCTGCGCGGCTGAGGTCAGGTGAGAGGTGGCGCTGAGGTCAAGTCCACGGGCAGCGCCCTCCATCCCGGCACGGGTCGCGAGGTCCGCCACACCGGCCGCATACCCACCAACGAACTGCTTGGCACCTGGCTTCACGCCGGAGGCGTAGCCGCCGCCGGCTGCTGCCGCGAGGTCCAGCGCCTCGCGCGCGGAGCGCGGCGGGCCGACCTCCGCGGCTTTGCGTCCCAGATTGGTAATGCCCTCGACCGCCGCCTTGATCATAGGAGGTGCGGCCATTCCCAGTTTCAGCCCGGTGATGGCGATGTTGAGTGGCGTTTGCTGAAGGGCGTCGCGTGCGATAGACACGGCAGTGGGCGGTAGAGGAGCTGCGGGCGGGGGAGGGGGCGCCTCCTCGGCAGTGACGCGGTCAAAATCATCGTCGGTGTATTTTCCGACGGCCGGCTCCGGGTCGAAGTCATCGTCCGTGTACTTAGCCACCCACTACTCCTTCACGTCATCGTACGACGCTTTGCCGTTCGCGTCCACCGCCACGACCTGGACCCTTATCTCTTTTCCGTCTATTAATTTTACCACAATGTCCCCTACCTTGGGAACCCCTGAAGTTCCGGCGGCAGGCGCCTCCGGTTCGTACCCCGCGTCCCTAGCGAACTTCGGATTCTTCTTGAAGATATCTTCCATGGAAGGTGGCGTACCTACGCCAAGGTATGCCTTCGCCTCGACCTCGTATGCCTTTTCCAGCATCGACGTAGCTAGGGCGCGACGCTTCTCCGCGGCAGCTATAGCAGCCGTCTCTCGCTTGCTCTTAGCGCTCTCCGCGGCTGTCTCACCCTTGGCAGCAGCGTTCAACTCCGCCACGCCCTCGCGCCCGCTGGCAGTGATACGCGTTCGCTCTGTAGCGCCGCCCTCGCGGATCAGCTCCAAGGCAACGTTGTTCAAGTGCTTCGCCCGCTCCAGATCGCCGTTGTCCTGCGCCTCCTGCGCCTTGAGTGTCAGCGCCAAGGCAGTGCTCTGGCCGCCCCTCCGCTCCTCCGCCTCGCGATCGAGCTGCTGGGTGAGCGCCGTCATCGCCCGCCCCCCGATGCCATTCGTCCCTCGCGCGCCGAGGTTCTTGTTTGTCCAGGCCAGCTGATCCAGAGTGACGCGGTCGTTCCGCGCCTCCTCCGGCGGGCGGAAGGCACGCTCCAACCCGCGGCCCAGCAGTGCATCAAGCACCGGCTGGTTAGGTTTTCGGGAGCTGCGTAAATCAGCCAGCGCCTGCTCACGGAAAGATGTCGCAGCGTTCATGGTAAGCAGCGGGAGCGCGCCCTCGTCGATGTTCTGCCCAGCCGCGTTCACAAAACCGCGCTTCCCGGTCTTCGCGTCCACAAATGGTTGAACGCCGGTACGCTCATAGTAACCCTTCATCCCAGGGCGCAACTCAGCGTTGCTCGGTAGCTCAATGCCCTGCTCCGCCAAAGTAGGGGTGTAGCCTTTTCCCATCGGCCCGATGGTCCGTGCTGCGACGGGCGGAATAGCCCGTACATTCGTCAAGTCCCCACCCGCTCCGCGGTTCGTCAGGAGTGGGAGGGCGCCTGACGCGAGCTGATCCGGTGTCCGCGTGAGGTTGTGCGCGTCTCCGGGTGTCGGCGGCGGATCAGGCGGCGGTGGGGCAACCTCATTGAGCGGCACGTGCTGCGGGTACTTTCGGAGGTCAAAGTCCAATGCCGCCATGATCTATTTCTCCTGGTAGTCGTGGTTGTAGGACGTGCTTTCGGAAACCTGCCCCTGGAAGGACTCGCTGGCGTTCGCGTCAGCCCCCAGTGTAGCATTGACGTGTAAACCAGACATCCCCGCAGACGCAACTTGCGCGAAGACCGACGCCTTAGCAATCGCCGCTTTCACCTTGAGGTCAGCTGCACCCAGCGCGGCTTCAACCGCCACCTTAGCTGCCGCGACGGCGATGTTGCCCTCCCCCACCGCGGCTTCCACGAGACTTACTAAGTCTTGAACTACGGCCTTTAGTTTACGCTCCATCTTAGCCGCGAAGGCTTGCTGAGTAGTCTGTTCAAGTTGATTCGCGGCCATGAGCACTTGACCCTTCCCCTCCAGGTGGAGCGCTGCCATCTTGCTCAAGAAATCGCGGTTAAGGTCAGACACCTTATCCCGGCCCTCTTTGAGCACCTTAGCTCGAGCCGCGGTTGCCGCGCCGGTGGGAATGGAGAACCCGCCGGCCGCATGGAGTTGTACTGCTTCATCCGCAGCAGAGGCCGTCAGCTCCAGCTCACGCTCGCGTGCACGGTCAAACAACCGCGCCTCGTCCCAGGCGTCCAGGCCATAGTCTCCGGTGGTAATCTCACTGACCAACCGATTGAGCACCGCCGTGTAGAGCGTGGAGGCGTACGACCCCTCAATAAATTGAACCTTTCCGGATGTGATATTTACCGTAGGGATCGCCGGTACGACTACGCTGGCGTCAATGTCTACGCCCAGAGCTTGGCCGCTAGCATCCGAAGCAATCTGTGAGAGTTGCTCAAAGATCGACCCCGTGCGCTCGACGATGGTAGCTTGTAGTGCTCGAACGTCGTCAGAAGTTCCCACACCTATACCCCACTTTCTCTTATAGCGACCCCTGCAACGGGGGCTGTCGGGCAAGCGAACAGGAGCCTTGGATTCAGCGACACCACCATCTCCGTCCCGCCAACGTCAATCGTCATCCGGCGCATTACGGCAGAGTGCGGGATGGACGGGTTGTAGTGCTCGGTCACCGCTCCAGTGAACGTGGCGATGTTCTTCCCGCCGTTATGCCCAACGATGCCGACCGTCGCGCCCGTCATAGCCAAGTAGCCAGGTGGTGAGTTCTTGATTGTGTAGGCGAACACGACGCAATGATCACTAAACCATTGGCTGGCGTAGTGCTTATACCGGATGAAGTTGGTGAAGGCGTTCAGGCCAGACTCAATGACATGCTCCTTAACGGTACCTTCACCGCGGCTCACCTGAACCCGTGTTGAACACATTGTCAGCATGCCGATTCCGCCAGTGTCACCTGGCACCAATAATATCGGGCTCAGAGGATTGCCAGACCAATACCCCAGAGTACCATCACCAGGCCACGGCTGGACAGTCCCAGCACACGAGAACGGAAGGTCCGCGTTATCACAAACACCGACAGTGCTGAAGTACCCGTGATCGAGATAACACCCAAACGCCGAATTCTGCGGGTAGTGGTGTCTGTATCGCCTATACCCACTGGCTGACCCTAAGACTGGCATTGGCCCGGTGCCGATAGAAACATTGACGTCCCAGTACGACTGCTCATGCGGTATCAGCACGTCACCGCCACCAAGCAACGCTGAACGCCATTCAATCCCGCGGCCGTATTCAGAACCAAGCCACTCCATCCATTTCACTTCATTGAACGAATAGGCGCTACCAGAAACTTCGTACAGTAGCGGCCTGATTAGATTTGGGAAGATGCCACGCAAATCTAAGTTCTCTGGGTACAACTCGTACAGATTTTTGCCATCCACCATCACGGGCAAAGCATCCACCCTGGCCGTGAAGTTGGGATCGGTGCATGCAGATGGCTGCTCGTAGATTTCTGCGGGGATCGTGCCGGCCGTGTCTGGGATAAACTGCCACTGCTGCAAATCCGTTGTCTTTGAGACCGCCAGGCCGATGCGCACGGGCTCTGGCGCCTCGGTGTAGTCCTCCCACACGCCGCTCCACACGTCGAGCGCGAGGTAGTAGTCTTGCTCCTCTTTTTCCTGAGCCACTGGCTTTACCAGCCGTGGGCGTGGTACTGAGGCTGACACGAAGTTGATCGGCCCGCGCTGCGTCCGGAGCACCGAGCCGTCACGGCCCACCAGGGTCCGATTCGCCAAAGAGTTGCGCGCGGCCTCACTCAGTATGGCGTTCCCAGGGTAGGCATCAGGGAGTGAGTCCACATAGTGCAACCACGCCTTACCACGATTCAGTAACGGCATCGCCGCCGGCCCGCTGACGGAGGTGCGGATCGGCCTATCAGCCATTGACCTGCCTACCGCGCCGGCGCTCAGAGACGGTAAAGAGCAGCTCCACCTCGAAGAGGTCGTGCAGCACCGCGCCATCGCGCGCTTGCAGGGTGAAGCTGTGCTCCGCGCCATCAACCCCCTTCGGGAGGTTCGCCTTGGCACCATGGGCGCGTGAGATCCCGTCATAGAGCACCACTGTCCCCGCTCGGCGCTCCGACTCCACGCTCAGGTCAAAGTTGCCCGACGAGGAGAGCCGGGTGAAGCAATCTGCGGCCCGCTTCCGGAGCCGCGAGCCGCCGTCGATCCCAGCCTTGGCCAGCACGATGGGGATGGCCGCGCCGGCGTCCGTCGTCCCGCCTACTCGGTGCAGCCCGGTCGGCCCGGCCGCGTAGACCTGACCGTTTAGGACACAGCGCGACTGGAACTGCGTGGAGTACTCCGTCACGGTTCCGGTCAGCAGGTTGACCGCGAACGTCTGGTACGCCTGCCAGGCCGGAGCGACCTCGGCTGCGGTGACCGCCGCGCCCTCGCCGGAGCCCGTAACGGAAACGGCTCCCTCGCCATCCGCGGCGTTGCCGTGGATGCCCTCGCCATCGCCAGATACCGCGATCTCGCCTTCGCCGGAACCGGCTTGGCCGGTGACGCCTGACCCTGATCCTGAGACACGAACGCCGCCGGAACCCTCGGGTGCGTCTCCGGTGATGCCCGTCCCGCTCCCGGTGACAGCAGGGATGGGCGTAACTCCTGGGACACCGGCCGGATTGATGCCTTCGCCAGAGCCGCTGATCGAGACGGCACCCCCGCCGCTTCCTGCGTCGGCTACGCCACCCAGCAGAAGCAGAACGGAGTCTGCCATCAGTTCACCCTAGTTACCGACCACTGACAATCGATCGTCTCACCCGTGTTGTTCGAGATCGTGATGGTGTCTCCTCCGTCGACGAGGAAAGGGCCGGCCTGAGCGTAAGGCGTGTCCGTGAACGGGTTTGCGAAGATCCCATGGATGGCGTAGGACCCGGCAGACGGGAGCGTCATCGCGTCCCAGTACCCGAACGTATCGCCGCCGGCGTAGGCCCAGCCGCGGTCCACCTGGAACACATACATCCCTGGTGTGGAGATGACGATGTCGTGCGTTCCGCCAAGGCCGCTCACGATGCTCGTCGTCCCTTCGACGGCCGCGCCGACATTGGCGATCTTCACGACCTTCCACGGGATATCGACTGGAGCCGTATTCCCTGTCGTCAGCGCCTTGACCACCAACTGGTGATTTACGATCAGCGCATCGGACATGAGATTCGAGAAGTCGTAAGAGCCCAGCGTCGCCGCAGTATTGGTGAACATCACCTCGCTGGCGCCGCCGCTGGTGATCTTATTGTAGAGATCAACCTTCAGTGAGCCGTCCACGCCGTTGAAGAGATCCCAGACGACGATGTAGGTCCCGGGGGCAGCGATCGTCGCCAGCGTCTGCTCGACGCCATCGACGAGCGTAGCGGTCCCGCTGGCGACAGTTTCCATCGTCTGCTCCTTACTGGGAGTTGACGGTGGGGTGGAAGTCACTGATCGTCTGTGTGGCACCGACGCCGAATGACAGGGAAGTAAAGTTGAGTTCTGCGCCGGAGGTTCCGCACGCCCCGTCAATCCGCGCATCAGTCGTCGAAGCGCCGCCGCCATCGCCCGGAGCGGCGAGGCGAAACCAGCCGGCCGTACCACTGGCCACCCCCACGCCGGTCCAGGTCTCGCCGGAAGTCTTGGAGAGATAGCCGTCGACCGCGTCACCGAAGGTGATGCCGCTCGAGCCGTTCTTGATCGTGACCAGCAACGTGCCTGAAGGCGCTTCGTCTGGGTCCGTGGGCTGCGATCCGCTGTAGATTTTGAACTCGCCGTAGCGCAGCGCCTGCTGGATCGATCCGTCGATGCAAGCCATGGAGATCGTGTCGAAATCGCTGTACTCCGTCGCCGTGGCGTCCGTCGACTCCATGGTGATCCTGGTCGTCGTCGCGGTCGCGGTGAAGGAGTAGACCTTCTGCGCCCAGTCGGCGTCGGACAGAGCACCAGAGGCAAAGATGGAGTCGTTGTCGCTGGTCACGCCGATCAGCACGCGGCCAGAAGCGGCGGTCCCCTTCTTGAAGTAGAGCGATAGTTCATAGCGGTGCCCGATCTTCGTGGTGATGTCCTGGTACGCCTGGCCAGCCGCAGAACTGCCAGTCTCGGCCACGCGCATGCAGTACCCGCTCCCGCCCTGAGCCGAGCCCTCGGAAGTCAGGGTCGCCGTCACCGTGGTCCAAGAGGCCGGCGGGTCCGTGTCCGTCGTGAAGATGCCGTTGGTGGCGAGCGTCGTGTTGATACCCGCCATCGTGTTCTGCAGCCCGGTGGAGAGCCGCATCGCGGCGTCCGCCGAGGACACGAGCAGGAGGAGAACCGCCAGACTTGTCCAAAACTTCTTCATCTCTTCTCTCCTTACGTATTGATCGTTACTCTCACGTTACCGGAACCCTGTCCCGGCGCCCCTAGTATACCGCAGAGGTACTGTGCACTGCCAGACAAAGAGTTGATGAACCCCGTCCCACGGGTACCGCTCGGCGGTACCCAGTGAGCACCAGTTAGGTTCTTTACCTGCCCCTCACCGTCACCCACCATCACGCCCGCCGTGGTAGGCCAGACGGCGACCTTCCCTGGCGCGAGGCGCAAATACGGTGAAAACTGATCACTATCTGCCAAGACTGCCGTACCACGAGGCGGGAAGGAGGAGAGCCGCGAACGTACCTTGAAGCCACCGCTCTGATGCGCGTCGCTCCCGAAGAGCATCATTGTACCCTTCGTCGTCCCGACCCAGAGTCCATTCTCCACTGGGAGCAGCATCGTCAGCTCACCGGGCAGCAAGGTGAGCCCGAGGTCGGCAGACACCAGCTCGTAGCGCCACGGCTCAGTGTGGTACAACTGCGACCCTTCCCCGAGATAAAGGCGCCCTCCGAAGAAAGCCAGGAGTCGCGACGGCGGCGGCGGTTGTAAGTGAAGCGTTGAGCAAGGAACACCCACACCCAGGAGCAACCGATTCGAGATGGTAGTGCCGCCGGGCTGGTTCGGCACCGTACCATAGCGATAGAGTACCTTGCCGTTCGCGGTAGAGCAGTAGACGCGGATACCCTGGCAGTCATCATCCTCCGAGGATGCCATGAACACCGTCAGCCCGCCCTGATTGACTTTTAGCTGCCGCTCCGGCGAGGCGCCGCTCTCCTGCCCGTCGTTTCGCAGGTAGGCCAACGCCACTTGGTACGTTCCCGCCGGAAGGTTCCCCGCCGCCGCGACCAGCAACGGCGCCGCAGGCGCTGCGGAGCCCCAACTACGCACCCGGCCATCTTGGTAGACGCCGTTAGTTACCGCGTCAGAAAAGTAGAGGCAATCATTCAAGGCGTACCAGGTCAGCTCCTCACCCACAGCAAACCCGCCACGCAGCGTCTCCACGGAGCCGGTGTTCGTGTCGTAGCGCTTGAGGTCTGCGCCCTCGCGGAAGAGGAGGTGCGCCCCATCCGTCGCGACTGAGTGACAGACGCCAGCATGAACCAACTCGCTCCCCGCGCGCCCGTGCAGCACGCCAGCGTCGTCACAGTCCACGTTCAAGGCGCGCTGTAGATCACCCTTACGCGCCGTCTCCGGACGCGAGACGTTATTCACCCCGGTGAACTTAGTGATCTTGAACGTGAGCTCAGTAGCCATTAGATCATCCCAGGGTGCGGCGCGGAGAGGTATATCTCACCCCGGCGACGCTCCTCGGCGCGCTTGACGCTCTCCACGACGCCACGCCACCTGGCCTCGTGGAGCACCGCCTTACGAAGATCGAGGGTGTCGGAATCGTCTTTGGTGTACGCCCGAGCCAGGATGCCGTCATAGAGCTGGTCGTGGTACCGGCTCGGGATCTCCGGTGAGTTGTTCGCGTCCAAGGCCCAGGTGGGGTCGACGAGCGGGAGACGGGCCACGGTGAGCCAAAGTACGTCTGCCAGCTCAGTCGCTGGCCAGAGCCGCAACCGGTTCGTCCCCACCCCGTCGGTCAGGTACTCTGATGGCCGCCCCGCGGTAGTACTCTCCCAGCCCGGGTGCGTCGCGTCCATCGCGGCGACGTTCACCTGATGCACGAGCGGGCCGGTCTGGCTCGCCAGCTTGGCGCGCTGCACCCTCGTGATCCGCTCGGAGAGCGTCACGGTCGAGGCGCCGGCCAGGAGAGTGAACTTCACAATAGCTTCGGTCGTCGCGTCCTCGATCAGTGGCACCTCACGGCAGAGTTCGTTCACTGTACCGTTGGCACAACCCATGAGGTCGTCGTTGCTCCAGAGAAAGTCGCCCGAGGTCGTCGCCAAGACGTCCTCGAGACGCCCACGAACTACTGCCACGATCTGAGCCCAAGTCATCTATTTCCTCCTAGGCGTTAAGACGCGCACGACCTATACTAAAGAGAGAAGAGGAGGAGCCGCCATGCGTGCCCGATTCGCCGTCGCAGCCCTTGCACTCACTCTCGTCGCTTGCGCCCCCGTCGTCCCGGATGGCTTCACCGTCTTCAGCGCCACGCCGTACGATGCCGCTGCCATCGAGTCCGCCTGGACGGACGCCCGTGACTGCCTGCGGATGGACGGCAAGCGCCCGTGGGTCACCATCAAGGCCATGCCGATAGACCCGCGCAACCCCAGCGTGACCGGCCTGCACGAGTCCGGGCGCGTGCTGGTCGAGCCGTCGCTGTACTCCCTGCGGCACGAGTTCGTCCACGAACTGCTCGCACAGAACACCGAGAGCGCGGGGCGCGAGGACTACGAGTCCCGCGACCCGTTGGGGTGCTTCCGGGTGAGCTGGCGCTAGGGTCACGGCTTGACCAGCTCCACGTCCACGCTTTCCAGCGTGATATTCGAGTAACGGCTGATCGTCGGCTGCGTGCCGGCTTCGGTGCCGACACAGTCACACGCGTAGGTGATCGTATTCGCGTCGGGGCGCGTGATGATCACCGTGTTGGCCGCGTTGGGCGTGCCGCTGGTCGGACAGTTGCCGCCCGTGGCGACGTTGATGTATTCGCCAGCACTGTAGCCGTGCGTGGCCTTCGTCGCGGTGCAGACGCCACCCGCGCCCACGAGGGCGGTGGTCTGCTGGCTGGTTTCAAGGCCGGTAGAGCCGGTGAAGACTAAAGTTTGCTCTGTAGCTGTGTTGAGAGCCGCAAGGGCATACACCCCCGCCGTGGAACTACTGCCAAACGACGTTACGAACAAAGCCCCGAGAATTTGGGAATTAGCTGCATTGCGGTTAATGATCGTCCCTTGAGATTTTGTGAATATCGCAGTGGTGGGGCTTGCACTCATTGCAATCGTGCCCGAGACGCCGCCCCACCTTGCTCGCATCGTCTTCGTGTTGCTGCCGCCTCCCGTATGGTTCCAAATCACATTCACGATCAGCCGCCCATTCGGCCCCATGTCGCCAGCGCCGATAGTGCAGGTAAAGAGAACAGTCTCGGCAGTCGGCGCGGCGACCCATCCGGTAGCGGCGTAGATCGAGAGCGCGGTGTGGTTGTAGCAGTAGAGATGGCCAGGAATGTTGCCAGTCAGTTGCCCGCCGCTGAGCGTACTGCCCCCGGCGGGGACGGTGACGGCGGGGGCGAGGTCATGCGCCAGGCCGTCGCCCATCATGATTATCTTGGTGTCAGCCCGCGCCGTGGCGGCGAGGAGCAGGGCCAGGAAGAGCGGGGCGAGGAAGCGCGGCGTCTTCATGGCTACCTCAGCACCGTGATGTCAAGGACCACCACGGCGGAGTTGACGGCGTTGCCCGTGGCGGTAATCGTCACCGGCCCGCGCACGTAGGGCTGCGGGAAAAGGATGTGCTCGGTGGCGGTGGCAGAGCGGTTGGTCAGATACCCACCCATCACGTCCATCCCGTCGCCCACCAGCGTCAGGTCCCAGAGCGCCGTGGGAGCCGTGGAGCCTGGGCTGGTCTTGACCTTGATGATCCAGCCGTCGATTGGCATGGAGGCCGTGGCGGGGAAGGTCGCGGCAGCAGCGTCCGCGGTGAGGGTGTAGGTGTAAATCTTCACGGACTGCCCCATCACAGAGTCCGTGGTAGTGAGAACGACGGTCCCGGCCGCGCGCGCCAGGACCGGAGCGAGGAGCGCCAAGAGCAAAGCCAGGACCGTCTTCTTCATCAACCTACTCCTCGTCGTTAGCGGTCGGGTTCTTGAACGCCTCCCACAGCGGAAGGACCTCTACGGCGGTCAGGTCGTGGAAACCCGTGAGCGCGCGCATCGTGTTCACGTTCGGAGTGCCGTCATTCTTGAGCCCATCCTCGGGCAGGCTCTCGAAAGCCATCTTGATCTGGATCTCACGCATCGCGGTGGTGTCCGCCTCCGCTGCAGGTGAAAGATCAGCGATCACTTCCAGCGCAGGCAGAGCAGGCGGGGCGGGCGCCTGGACCATCACCATGACGGGCGGCGCCGGTGCGACCGGCTGACTCTTGGCCATCGGCAGCCCGAGCGGCGGCAGAATGTGGACCGGGAAGCCGCGGTCGTCCAGGAGCTGCATCCACTCGTGGGGTCGCGCGGCGAGCGGCTCGTTGAAGGCGATGATGTTCGACCGGCGCACGTAGTCCGGCTGCTGGCCCCTGCGTACGAGGTACGTGCAGGGCTTGACGGGAATGGGAGCTTCGGGCAGCGCATCCAGGACACTCATTTGTTCTCTCCTCCATGCGGCCCCGGGGCTTTCGACCCCGGGGCTCGCTCTTGGGTTTACAGCGCGCGGAGTAGGAAGTAGTCGAACTCGTGGGTGCCGGCCACGTCCGGGTCAGCCGAGCTGGTGATGGTGAGCGTGCCGGCCGCCGTGACCTTCCGGGTCACGAGGACATCCGTGTCGTTCGTTTTCGAGATGCCGGCGAACGGGATGTCGGTCGTCAGGGCGCCCGCCACCACGACGGCCATGGCGGCACTGTCCGCGGTCAGGCAGACGTAGGTGCCGCCAGCCACAACGTAGTGACTCGGCGTGAAGGAACCAGCGGCGCGAAGCACAACGTAGGAGACGACGTGGTCCGTGGCCGGGTCACCGGAGAACTCGAGCGTGATCGCTCCGGCAGCGGCAATCGCTTCATCCAGGGTGACCGGACTGGCGCCCTTGGTCTGCATCTGCACCAAAACCACATCCGATGCCTTGACCCCGGCCACCGTGATCGACTCGGCCGCGTCCCCGCCGGCAGTGGTGAACGTCCCTGCGGCGAAGACCTCGTAGTTCGCCGGACCGCCGGCCCGAAGAGCGATGCACGAAAGGCTGTGCGCCGCCAGCGGATCGGTGATCGTAGCGCCGATGTAGTCGGCGATGACGTTGACCAGCACGGGCTGGTCGCTGTCGTCCGACGTTGCGTACTCAGCCAGGGCAAGGTCGGAATCGACCAGCGGCTCCCTGGGGCGGCCTACGAAAGCAGTGACGCCGGTCGAGCACGCAATGACCTGGGCCGCGACGAAGCCGTACTCCGCGACTGGGAGTTGCGGCGTGACGCGCCGGAACGCGCAGGAGGCTGCGGTCCCGACGTTGACGTAGGGGCCAGCATGCGCCCCGGTCTTATTGAACACACACCCGACGGCGTACCCGGCGACCGCGCTGGGTACGGAAGCCCCGCGACAGTTCGTCTTGTACCCCGTCTGGTCCTTGGTCAGAGTGACCTCACCAGCGGAGTTGGTGACGCCAATATGGTTGATCACTCCGTAGTCCGAGGTTTCGAGAAGGCTCATGTCAGCCCCTCCCTAGGCAATGCTGTTGGTGACGAACAGCGCCTGCACGTCAAAGACGAGGTCCGTGGTACACGGACCAGCCGTGACCGTGAAGGTGCCATCGATGGTGTTGTCGGCATTCTCGACTGCAGCCGGCGTCATGAGTGCGCCGTTGCCGAAGAACTCCGTGCCGACGGTGCCGTCAGAGCCGAGTCCGGTGCCGACGTCGGTGGCCATCCCGTTCGGGTCATTGTCCGGGCCGAACTCGGCGGCGGCGACGACCTTGTTGGGCTTCGAAACCAGCTTCACCACGAAGCCGACGCAGCTCTCTCCCTTGAGGACCGGGATCAGCGGAATGACGTCGCCCGTGGTGAGGTTCGAGATCGTGCAGCGCTTGGACCGGGAGACGAGTCCCGTGTTCTTGAAGGCGCCGGCATAGAGCGTACCAGCAATCGATCCAGCCATGTCAGGTGTTCCCCTTTCTCTGCCTAGTGCTACTTAGGCGTTCTTGTAGGCGTAGCCGTAACCCACGCCGTCGCCGTTGATGCAGCCCCAGTCGTAGACCGTCAGGGCCTGCACGGTCTGACCGAAGTCCTTGATCGTCGGGACCGTCTCCATGGCGGAGAGCTGCGCGGCGAAGGTGCTGACCGACTGATGCCCGAAGGTGATCGGCACGCAGTCGTGCCCGGTATCGGAGATGGAGGTGTACAGGTCCGTGACGATGAGCTGGAAGTTCGCCATGACCTTGGGGATCGCGCCTGAGATGACCGTGCTCTGCCCGAGCCCGGAGAACGACGCGTTCTTGAGGTCCGAGATGCCCAGCAGGTAGGCGTACCAGCTCGGGATGATGCAGTACAGGCCGGCGTCCTGCGGCATGCGCGCCTCGATGGAGACGGCGTTCAGCATCATGAGGTAGACCAGCGCGTTGGTCTGGTCGATGGCCACCGGCGCGCCCGTGACACCGATGTTGTAGCCGCCGGACTTCTTCCCGGCGTTCGCGCCGTGGTTGCAGCTCGCCGCGTTGGCGTAGAACTCCCCGAGCCACTCGGTCTCAATGTCGATCTTGGACTGGATCGCGCCCTCGTCGTTGATCGTGCTCAGGTAGTCCATGTCGGACTGGGCCTGGTCGACCTTGTTGATCGGAACGCGCCAGCCGAGCCCACGCTCGATCGGCAGCTCGACCACGCCAGAGCCAGAGGTCACCAGGCTATTCTTGGTCGAGATGTCCATGCCCTTGGTGTACTTGAAGGTCTGGATCGCCGGCTTGACGCGAACCTTGACCTTGTCGCCCATCTTGCGGAGCGACCCCTCATAGTTCGTGTTCGTGACCCGCGGCAGGAACGACACGGGGTAGAACTTCGTGGCCCAGTTCGGAGCCCAGACTTCGGGGATCCACTGAATGGCCCCAGAGGAGCTGAGGTCAACCTGGCCGGGTGCGACGGGGAAACCCATTTCTTATTCTCCTTGTTATCCTTCGACGACGCGTCCCTCGCGGCGGGCCGTCTCCAGCCGCTCGCGCTCGACGTTCATCGCCTTTTGTTTTACAACATGATCCTCCGGCGTCGCGCCGGTGAACTTCCCGGCCCGGACGTCGGCGGCGAACCGCGTGAACTCACTGGTCTTCACCTTCACCGGCCCCTCGTCTTCCTTGATGACTGCTGCGGCAGCAGCCGTCGCGGGAGGCGCGGCGAACTTCTTCTTGTCCAGGCCCGGCTTGACCGGAGCGGCGGGAGCCTGGTCGAACGCGATGAAGATCGCCGCCAGGCGGTGCGGGTCACCGTTCGCGATGTGCCGCTTCGCGATCTCGCGCCTCGTCTGCCCGGTGTGGCCTTCCTCACTGTCCAGGAACTCCCCGAACTTCGGGTCTGCGTTCTTGGCCTCATAGTCCGGCACCAACCCCTGGAGCGTAGTGTAGAACTCACTCTGCGCTGTGGTGGCAATGGTCTTCGTGACTCGCTCCACTCCTTCGCGTACCGGCTCCAGGTCCTTCGTGACGACAAACCCCTCCGCCCGCAGCATGGCCACGAGGTCGGCGGTGTTCTGCGCACCGAAGGATTCCAGCAGCCGGCCCTTGGCCTCGCCATCCGGCGCGGCGATTGGTGTCGCGACGAGCGGGGGAGCCGTAGCCAACTTGGTCTCGAGACTCTGGACGTGCTCGCGCAGCGCGGCGAGTTCGCTGCGAAGAGTGCCCGCCTCGCGCTCAGCGCGGCGATGCATCCCTTCGAGCACTTTATAGCGCTGCTCCTTGGACATTTCATCGGTCGCTCCCTCGGAGAAGGTAGCGGGCTCCTTGGCCTTTTCACCGGCAGGCAGTTCCAGCTCCTTGCCCTCTCCCTCGGGAGTCTTCGCGGCCTCAGTGGCGGCAATCTCCTCGGCGGTGGGCTCGGGCTTGGTTTCCTCCGGAGGCTTTTCGGCAATCAACTTAGCCGCGGCCTCCTGCTGCTGTCGGACGATGGGCGGAACCTGATTCAGGTCAACTTCTGTTGCCATTACTGCTCCTCTCGCGATCCGCGCCAGGCGGTCTTCGCAGTGGGGCCGATCCTCGGCGGGGTCTTCGGCCCGTTGACGGAAAGGGCGCGGTTATCCCTCATGGGATTCTACCCCGCCGGTAAAGGCTCTCAGGTACTCCTCGCGCTGGTGCCAGGCTCGCAGCAGTTCAGACAGCTCTTGCGTGCGCCCCTGCGCCCAGCGCGATTCGACGTCGCCTTGGAGGTACGAGCCCCACAGCGCCAGGCCGGTGGCTCGCTGCTCCAGATACTTCATCAAGTCCTGGAAGGCGCGGTTGCTCTCAAGCGCCACTAGGAGAAACATCAGCTCCTTGGTCTTCTCGACGCCGAGCGGCTTAGGGGTGCTCATGGTGTGCTCCCAGCCTGAGAAGCGAACAACTCTGCGTCATGCCCGCCGACCTGCGTGCCGGTCCCCGGCAGCGTCTGCGTCGCCGCCTCGAGTTCACGACTTTGCCCGAGTAGAGTTTGCTGCTCCAGTTGCGCGGCCCGCGCGTCGATTTCATCCTCCGTGCCCAGTAGCCGTGGGTCGATTCCGAGTGCCTCCACGGCTTGAGCCCAGAGCTTCGCTCGCACGTTAGTCGTGAAGATCGCCGCGTCCCGATCGTTGTTCGACTCCTTGAGAATTTCCTTGACCCGGAGGACCTTCATCTCCTTGGCGACCTGAGTGTTCGAGCCGCGAGCCACGACGCGCGCGTCGCCGACGTAGCTCTCCCCGATCGGGTCGTACTGGAGATTAAAGTTGAAGAATGCCTGGAGGATTGGCACGATCAGGCCAGTGTCGACGTTACGAACGATGTTCTGTCCGCCCTTGCTCGCCTGTGTGATCATCATGGAGTCGCTGGCCGCGGTCTGGCTGTTCGATTCACCGGCGTAGAGGATGCGCGGGAGCCCGGTCTCGTAGTCCGCGAGCCGCATCCCGAAATCGAAGACCTGGATCAGCCGCTCCGTGACCATCTGGGGTTGGTAGTAGTTGACGGCCTTCCCCTCCGCCATCATGGATGACGTCGCCTTCACTACCATCCAGGGCGTCAACTGCAAGTTTTGCCCGGGCCACATCCGATCCATGTTGACTTCCGTCAGAGGGCCGGAGGCAATGCCGACATTCATCACGACGGCGCGGGCAGCGATGCAGGTGATGTTTTGAGAGTGGCGCATCTTACGGGAGACCGAGCGGCCCCAGAAGGAGTCCGGCTGCTCGGAGAAGCCGGCGGAGAAGATGTAGTTGAGCCCCACGGGGTCGGGGTTGATCAGAGCCTTGATGACGTACTGGCCGACAACGTAGATCATGGCGTCATACTCGCGCTCCGGCTCCAAATCCTCGAGGCCGAACTCCATAAGCATCGCGCCTTGGACTGAGCCTTTGTATTCCAGCCGGTCGATCAGCTCGGAGTCATAGGTCGTGGTCCTGCCCTCGAGGTTCGACTTCTCCTGCTCCACGGTCGTCGACTCGCGGTACCCGTTAGCGTAGGCCCGCAGCGCATCGCGCACCGATTGCTGATCGTAACTCGAGTCATCGAGCAGCGAAGCCAGGTCCTTACGGGAAGAGGCGTTGTTGTAGACTGACCAGGGGACGGAATCCCGCGTGGCATCAGGGCAGGGGTAGAAGCGCTGTGGCACGAGCCGCTCGACGCCGGGGATAATGTCATGCTCGTACGTGACCTCGTAGCGCCTGGTCTGCGGGTTCAAGCGGGAACGCCGGATCGGCTGATCCCGCAGGATCGGAGCGCGCATGATCGCAGTGCCGATGTCCACCAAGTCGTGGAGCGACTGTTTCAGCGCCTTCTCCCAGTCGCACTCGGCGAACTGGTCTTTGATCTTGTCCATCATCTTGCGAGCGGAGGTCTTCGCGGCCTCCATCAGCTCGTGGGCTACCTCGTCCTGGGCAGTCTTGAGCATCTCGGTGTAGGCGGCTCGCGCGGTGGCGGCGTCGACGACGAGCCCTTGCTGGATTTGCAGCTCGATCCGGTCGAGCAGCTCGTCTTGCACCCGCTGCTCGATCTCGGCCGTGACCTCTACCGGCAACTCCGGGATCGGCGTCGGCTCCAGGGAGCCTGGGAACTGTCCCGGCGGGAGGATGGCATCGAGCAGCCAGGCGTAGACCGCCTCGCACTTGGCCTCGGTGATGCCGGGATACGGCGGGTCCACGGCCTGCCCCATTACCTGACGAATCGCCGCGAGCTTCGCGGGGCTGTACTGCGAGCGCTTCTGTCGCAAGTCCTCGAGCATCATCTGCTCAATCAGGATTCTGCTGTTCGCGGCGCGGTTGAAGCGCTCACGCACGAACCCGAGTAGCGCAGCGTTGCGCTGCGGCGGAGGCGCAGTCTCGGCTACTGCTACTGCGGTCGGCAGCACGGTGGCTTGGAATTGCTCGGTCACGTCCAACCCTCCGACGCGCTAAATTGAGCCGTAGCCACCGGCGGTGGCGGGAGCTGTGCTTGCGCCTGAGCGTGCCGTAAGATCAAGGCAGCGGCGGGGAGCGGCAGCTTCGGTCCGACGAACTTGGCGATAGCCTCGACGACGCAGCAATCGTCGTGGTGCTTCGCCTCGGCGACGTATTGACCTTTGAGATTCCGCTTTAGGGAGAGCATCTCGTCCAGGGTGCGAGAGGAGCGGATGCCATCCTTCTTGTCGCGCACGGCGGCAATGAAGGCATTCATGGCCTCGGCCCGGATGCCGCCGTCCCGCCCACCCTGTGTGTCAAATCCCCACTCCCGACGCTTCTTGAAGGGCGGCTGCTCCATGACCTCAACGTAGATTTTCTTGTACTTGAGGCGAATCAGCGCGGCGATGACCGTTCCGCCGTGGTTGTTCCGCTCTGGGACGAGCCACGCCTCGTTGTATCGACGACCGAGCGCGCCAAGGAGCAAGCCAAAGAGATCCGGGTCGATCTTCCCGTGCCACTGCGCCACCTCGCGCCCGGAGAGCTGATGCTTGACGGAGGCGGTGGAGAAGTCATGAACCACCTGCGCGGACTCCGTACCTTCGTCGATGACGATGCCGCGCGCGACATCAGCGGGGATGAAGTATGCCTCACCAGCCTGCGGCTCCTCCCAGACCCACAGCCGCCCGGTGGGGGAGGCGAGGAACTGGCCAGTGAGAGGATCGATCTCGTAACGCGCGATGGGGAGGGGAGCGGCCTTGAGCCGGGCGCTGATCTCGTTGGTGTCAAAGGCCGGCTCGCCGGAAGAGTGGAAGGCATCCTTGGCGGTAGGAGGATTCTCCTGGTTGAACTTTTTGATGTCACCCTTGAAATCGTCGATGATGGAGAGGCGGCGCCAAGCGAGCTTCTGGTTGGCCTGCGCGTCGGAGCACCCGGTGAGGTAGAGCTGGGCGATCTCCTCTTCCGCTTTGTCGCGAACGAAGGTGAGCCCGGTCTGGCGCTCCCACTGAGTGACAGGGAGCTGGTTGACCTCGAAGACGAACCAGGGAATGAAGATCGCGCTCCAGGTGTTCCCGGCGGGTGCCTTCTCGTCAATGGCCATCCGCCACGCCAACTCCCCGTGCGCATCGAGATACATCTCGTACTTGTACTTGGCATCCCAGTACATAGTATGAAACTGATTGCCGATACCGAAAGCCGTGGATTCAATAATGACTTCTGACTCCAGCGTCTTAGGGATGCATGGCATGAGGGAGGTCATGAGAGGGCCGATGCAGTGGGTTGGCCATTTACTGAACTCACTAAAGTGGCCAAAGTTCACGAGCTGGGAGGAGCCGAAGTTTTCCTTGCCGGCGGTGCCAACCCGGATCGTGGAATCAATGCCACCGACGCGGCTCTTGGTGTTGAACTCCAGAACCTTCCTATTGTCATAGAGTACCTTCGGCTTGAGCTTCCCCGGCATCTGAGCGTAGAATCGCTTATGCATGGTGAAGATCGTGTCAGTCGCCTCGGGCTCGTGGGTGACCATGAGGGCGTTAGTATGCGGCGTTAACGAGGTGTGCCAGAAATTACGCCCGGCAAACAGGGTGGAGATCCCGGCGCGGCGGAGCTTGAGGATAATCACTCGGACGAAACGGCCTTCCAAGCGAATGTCTTCGAGGATGCCGAGAACGGCGAGCTGAACGTTGTTGAGCCGGAACGGCTCCATGGTACCCTTGGTGGTCTGAATCATGAGGAGATCCTCGGCGTACTGCTTGAAGTCGGTGAGCCAGACAGCCAGCTGGTCCTGCAGGGAGCTGGGCGCTTCCTGTGGAGCTACGGCCACCGTCATGGTTTACCTCCTTGCAGAGCAGAGTACCTCAGAAAAGAGGGGTTGTCCAGTAGAAAAACGGGTTGAATATTTACAGCGTAAAGATCATGCTCTACATTGAAGTCTACGCTTCAAGGCTTCGCTCTCGGGACTTCGCGCTTCGCTCTTGGGACTTCGCGCTTCGCTCTTGGGACTTCGCGCTTCGCCCTTGGGACTTCGCGCTTCGCTCTTGGGACTTCGCGCTTTGGGCTGAGAATCGAAAATTGGCCAGTTACTAAAATTAAAAGTTGATTATTTATAAAATGAGAATTGAAAACTACGGGTGAGAAATTCGCGCGGTCACGTCTATAGGTGAGCGCGGGGGTTAACTCCGATCTCCAAGGGGCGGCTAGGGGGTCTCAAATCAATTCCGTCCCGGGGTCTCAAACCTTACCCTTCACCTCAAGATCTCAAACCGAAGTCCTAAGCGCCAAGTTTTATCTTCCCACATTTAAGCTTCTACTCTCCTTAGCGAAAGAATCTTCCTCCCCAATAAATAAACTATTTACTTTTTTAGAAATCTACCTATATTGGAGAGTAGGCAAGGGCAATAGGGTCCTCGCCAAGAAGAAACCCTAGAAGAGGAGATAGGACAATGGCCAAGAAGAATGCCCCCGCGAAGACCGAGATCGCCAAGGTCACCCCCGAGCCGAAGGTCAAGAAGCTGACCGTCCGTGGTCTGATCGTGGGAAAGATCCTCGAAGGCAAGCTCACAGATTCGGCGATCCTCGACCTCGTGATCGAGTCCTTCCCCGGTTGGACTCTCGAGGGCAAGAAGCACTATGTGAGCTGGTACCGTTGGGACCTCGGTCGGAAGGGCATCAAGGACGTCCCGGCGGCCGTCAAGGAAGTCAAGGCGGCCAAGGCGGAGGCCGCCGCTTAGTCCCCCAAAACCCTAGGCTAAGGGGCGGACCGGCCCGCCCCGTGGAGGATGTGATGAAAAAGATAAAGAAGTTGAAGTGGGAAGACGATGAGCGAGGTACGGAGGCTACAAGCCACGACCGACTTCTCTTCTACCAGATCTTCGCCCCATTCGCCAACTTCAAGGGATTCAACTTCGAAGTTACTTGGCCGCAGGACTACGCCGCCCAAGAAGAGCGCCAAGCCTACGAGACGGCGCTTGGCGTCCCGGAGGAAACCTTCGACCAAACCTTCCCGACCATCAAGGAGGCGAAGGCTTTCATTGAAGAGTTTGACCGGAAGCGACAAGAGGCGCTCAACGACGAGCAAACCCACTAAACGGGAGGAGACTCACATGTGCCAGAGCTGTAAGAATATGAGCTGCCCGGTTCACGGAACCAAGCACGAAGTCCTGGGCACTTGCCCGGCGTGGAGATAGCCTAGCCGCGCGGGTCCTCGCCTCAAGAGGGGAGGACCCGCCGCGCTCTGACTTGAAAGAGGACCTCCTCAAAGCTGCCCTCCTCCGCCTCTTGATTTCGGTGAAGATCCCCACGAAGCTCAAGGGCAGTCGTCAGATACTTATGGCGAGTTCCGAGATCCTTGACCTCACAGGTAGGGATGCCCTCGTGGAAGATGGTCTTGCGCGCCTTGAGTCCCTTGAAGAGCTTCTTGGCCAGAAGCGTCTCCGTGATTCCCGCCGCCTCCATTGCTTGGAGGAGGGCACGTTGAACCCGCGGCTTGGCGAGAATGTCTCCGGCCTTGGTCATAGCCGTAGATTCGGAGTAGCCAGCTGTGAGGCAAGCCTTGTACGCGGGCTGACCTTTGAGCACTTCGGCCACGGCGATTTGCTCTCGGGGGTTGAGGCCGTCTTCTGAGTATGAGCCGTGAGTCCGGATCTTTATAGGCGGCGTCTTGGGGTCAGAGCCCGCAGCCCTTTCCTCCAAGGGTCCACCCACCTTAGTCCGGAGGGCGGAGGGCGAAGATTTGGAGATTGGACGCAGCCCACACGTCGACCTCTTTGACGCTTCCCCCACCGCCTCCTCAACCATCTCACGAGTTGGCCCACGGCGGCGAGTCTTCACGGTCACGCCCGTCCCCTCACGGGAGGAGGTCAATGACGACTTGATCACTTTGCTCTTGGCGTTCATAGGTAGATTTGGCACTAACGGGAGGGAGAATGTCCAGCGAAAAACGGCCATTTTAGGGCTACTACATAAACTTACTTAATCCCCCCTCCCTATTCTATTAGAGAGAAAAAGGGTAGGGGAGTTAAATATAGTTAAAGGGGAGGAGTAAGAAGTATAATAGAGTAGGGAAGGGGAGGGGAGGTAGACTTATGGAGTAGACCAGATAAGTCGTTGATTTTATTGGCTCTTTACTTTCGACCTAGATACTAGTATTCTCTATTAAACCCTTAAAAAGGAGGCCAATGATGGAAGAATTTAGACCAATCAAAGAGTTCCCAGGCTACTTTGTCTCCAACCAAGGCGCGGTCCGCAAGGGCGCGGAGTGCCCGACTTGCCACCACGGCGGGCGCGTCCTCCGTCAGTTTGAACAGCAAGATGGCACCTTTACCGTGACATTAATGGGCCCCAACGGCCGGCAAGCCAACCGCCACGTCCACCGACTCGTCGGCTTGGCCTTCCTCCCGAACCCAAAGAATCACCCTTACGTGAAGCACAAGGGGAGCAAGCAGAATAACGCGCCTGAGAACCTTTACTGGGCCATGTGCCCTAAGAGGCTCACCAAGGACGACCTCGAGTTTGATCCATGGGAGCACAGTAAGCCAGGGAGCCGGTACTAGGAGCCAACAAAATAACTTATTTACTTTTTACAGAAACTGCCTATATTAGTGGACAGGACGGAAGTTAAACCCGCAAACAGGAGGAACGAAGATGACCAAGACGAAGCTCGCCGAGAAGCAGCCCGCCGCCAAGGGGAAGGTGACCAAGGAAGCGCTCCTCGCCGCCACGACCCCCGCCCCGACCGTGACGAAGAAGGCCAAGGAGCCCAAGGCTCCCCGCGAGACGGTCGCCATGTTCATGAAGAACATGATCATGGAGGGGACGCACAAGGACATCGACATCTACCATGCCACGGTCGAGCACTTCCCCCAGTGGGCCGGGACTGACCGTGAGTACTACGTCGCGTGGTACCGCTGGGACCTCCGGCGCAAGGGAACCCAGAACGTCCCCGACGCCATCGAGCCCATCTCCAAGCGCCAGGCTAAGGTCAAGAAGGAGCCCATCGAGACGGTCAAGGTCAAGAAGGGCACCTTCACCCACCGCGGGCCCGTCCCGGCCGGCACCACCGCACCTAAGGTCAAGGAGCCCTTGGAGGGCAAGGCCGCTCTGGACTTCCTCGCCTCCCTGCCCAAGCCGACTGTGAGCAAAGCTCACAACCGCGCCTAGTAGTTTGAGCTTTGGCCCTGGGGCTCCTCCCCGGGGCCTCACCTCAACCCACTGGGAGGAGATGAAAATGAGAGAGTCATATGTCAGAGCGTTTACCCGCGCTGTCTTAAAGGGTCGAACAAGCCGCGCCACCACAGGTGGTTGGATGCCGAAACCGACCAAGGAGGAGCTGGACCTCGCCGAGGGCTTTATCAACAACGAGCTGGACAACGGCCTCATCCAGCAGATCGTCGAGGCCGCGGAGGAAGAAGACCCGTCCGTCAAGACCTGCGACCGCTGCCGCGTCCCGCTCAAGAAGCGCACCACCCTCCCCAGTACCGCGGTGCGGGACGGCCTCAAGCACTTCGACTACTACCAGTGCCCAAAGTGCAAGACCAACTTCGCCTTTCCCAAGGAGATCTAACATGGCCCGCCGCCTCACTACCGAAGAGCGCACGATCGCCAATGCTTTGGTCTACGCCCTCCAGACCGTGGGAGAACCCTTAGCTCGGGCGTGGGCGAAGGACCGCACCGGCGACTTCACCGCCTACCAAGCCGATTTCAAGGCGCGGCTCCTCGTCCTCGTCCCGAGCGCTGAGCGCATCCAGCTCACCGAGCAGCCCTTCACCGCCCGCTGCGCCGTTTGCGGCAAGGCAGCCCGGGTCACGTTCCGGTTCGAGAAGGCAATAAAATAATCTGTTTACTTTTTACTCGTCAAGAGTTATTCTAAGAGGTAGGAAAGGGGGAACGAACATGAGCTTACCGTTGAGTGTCACTCAGACCCGCCCGTTCTTTGCCGGCTCGACCCGCTACGCCTTCGTGCCCACGACCCAGATCATTGAGGTCCTGGCCGCGGAGGGCTGGCTCGTGAGTAAAGCACAAGAGACGGCTGTCCTTGACCCGCGCCGTCAGGGATTCCAGAAGCACCTCGTGCGCTTCCGCCAGGGCACGACCTCTCTCGTGAAGAAAGAGGCCGTTTACCCCGAGATCGTGCTCATCAACAGCCACGACGGGCGGACGGCGCCGGAGATTCACGCCGGGACGTTCCGCCTCGTCTGCACCAACGGGATGGTCGTCGCGGACTCGCTGCTTGAAGCGCAGCGATTCCGCCACGTCAAGGACGTCCTCCAGCAGCTACTCGACGCCGTAAAGCGGATCGCGCAGCGCTTCCCGTTCATCGCCGAGCGGATCAATACCTACCGTGAGATCGAGCTCACGCAGGATGAGCGCGGCGTCTTTGCTGAGGCCGCCGCCGCCGTGAGGTGGAGCGACCCGGAGAAGCTGGCTGCGCTGAACGTCACGGACCTGCTCGCTCCCCGCCGCCCGGAGGACGCCCCTCCCACCCTGTGGCACACGTTCCAGGTGCTCCAGGAGAAGCTCATCACGGGCGGTACGACGTTCTCCCGCCGTCGCTACTCTCACACCGCGAAGGCGATCACGAGCATCGACGAGCTGCGCCGGGTGAACATGGCCCTCTGGGCAATGACCGAGCAGTTCGCTCTGCTCAAGAGCGCGTAGGACCCATGGGCGCGGCCGGTTGGCGCAAGGTGAAGGCTGTGAGCGCCGACCTCGGGCTCAACCTTCCGGGCTGCCAGCCGGCCGCGATAACTGAGAATGGGAGGAGAACGCCATGACCATGGAAGCACAGCGCCAGCTCCGCGCCGCCCGTCGCGCCCATGGGCTCTGCCCGGAGTGCGGCGGGAAGAAGCGGAGGGCGAACCATTACTGTGATGCCTGCGGCGCGCGCCGCCGGGAACAGCAGCAGGCGCGCCAGGGGTGGCAGCCGTACCGCGTAGGAGGACCGGGCACACCACCCATCTATGGGGAGGGAGCATGATTCGCGTCACGATCGAGGATTTGAGCGACGTCAACCCGACGACGACGGTGGAGGGTGACTTCGTCGTGCTGGCTGCGCACCAGGATGCCCCCAACGGCGGTACGGAGCGCCGCGAGCTGCTGGCGGGGCACTTCGGCGGGAAGGAGCTGATGACGGCGCTCAGCGGGCTGCTGCTCCAAGCGCGTAAGCACTTCATCGCCGACGTCCCCTGCTCACTGCTCGGCGCGCTGCTGGTGGCGGAGGCCATGGAGCTGGAGCGCCTCTCTACTCCTGGCCCGGCCGCCGGCACGCGCCACTTCCATCCGCACGTCGGAGGGTCGAACTGATGAGCTGGCTTGGTCCTACTCCACTGCGCACGAACCGCGCCTGCCTGCTCTGGCCGGGGGACCGGATCGTCACCGCCCGTGAGCGCTGGCAGCGCCGCGCCCTGCTTGGCGTGTTTCTACTACTCGTCGCCGCCGTCTCGCTGAGTGCGGGCTACACGGCCGGGTCCTGCGACACCTACCAGGAACTCACGAAGGGTGAAAAGCGATGATCCGCTACAAACTCACCGACCGCGACGGCTACACCCGGCGCGGCGAGAACAATGAGACACACTGGCGCGAGGGCGCGACCGTTGCAATCGACGACGCGAAATTCCCCGGCTCCTCGCTCTGCACCCCGAGCGTGCTGCACTTCTACGATTCGCCGGAGATCGCCGCGCTCATGAATCTGATCCACGCCGCCATCGCCGACCCGATCTGCTGGGAGGTCGAGGACCACGGGACCGAGTGCTCGCACGATGGCGTCAAGGGCGGCGCGAAACGGCTCACTCCGCTGCGGCGGGTGCCGCTGCCCGCGCTCACGACTGAGCAGCGCGTCAGGGTCGCAATCCGGTGCGCCCTGCTGCGTTGCCCGGATGACGGCTGGGGCGCAGGTTATCGCGCCTGGGCCGATCGGTGGCTATCTGGCGATGACCGCACGGAGACGGCGGCGGCGTGGGCGAGGACGGCGGCGGAAGCGGCGGCGCCGGCGGCGGCGTGGGCGAGGACGGTGGCGGAAGCGGCGGCGGTGGCGGAAGCGGCGGCGGTGGCGGCGGCGTGGGCGGCGGCGAGGACGGCGGAGGCGGTGGCGGTGGCGGCGGCGGCGGCGGAGGCGGCGGCGAGGACGGCGGCGGCGGCGGCGGAGGCGGCAGTAGGGCTACTAGTTTTCCGCAGTGAGTTGGCCGGGATCTGCCGCGAGGAGGCTAGTCATGGCACTTCCTTGTGATTTGGACGCAGCGGTCTACCGCCTCCTCATGAAGGCCGTGGCCGCCGAACTGCTGACTCGGGACCCATCACTGGGCCGGCGGCACGCGGATCTTCAGGCCGGGCGCCTAATGAAGAGTCTAAAGCACGCTGTGCCGGTTGGGCAATTTAGTCATTCTCTGCGGTACTTCCTCGACCGGGCGGTAGCGCAGTTTCACGCGGAGCTGCCCGGCGCGGCGGTGGCGATCATCGAGTGGGAGGACAAGATATGATCCGAGTTACCGTGGTTGACCTGAGCGGGGCGCGCCCGGACACCACGCTGGAGGGTGACTTCATCGTAATGTCTGTTCAATCAGCGCATGGCGGGGAACGTACTCGTGCTGAGCTCATGGCCGGTGATTTCAATCTCAGTGAGGTCCTGGACGCTCTTGCTGGGTTGCTGCTCCAGCTACGGCAATACTTCACTCCTGAGGTGCCGATCGTGTTCTACGTGGCCTCGCTTCTGGCGGCTGCTCAGCACCTGGCGGAGGTGTCCCGCCCAGAAGCGCCCAATGGGAAGGTCTTCCACCCGCATGCCGGAGGGAACAACTGATGACCTTCATCGAAGGTCCCTGCGCCATCGAGCACGAGGGCAAGACCTTCGAAGCCGGTGGTGCTTGGCTGCGCGACGGGCGCGGAGTCGTCTACGTAGACGTGTCGCCCAGCCCTACCCGCCAGCACCGCGTCACCGACTGGCACGGGAAGGTCCTCGCCGCGGCGGAGTTGGGGCCCATCTACTGGGGCAACTATTGCCGGATGCGCTCGGTCAGGTTTGACTATGAGGGGGCAGCCTACGTCGGGCGCTACTGCCCAGACGCCGGGGACGCCGTACGGGTACGAGCACTCAAAAAGAAGGAGGAGGAGTCATGATTGGCTGGCGGTACTGGTGGCGCCGGCTCCTCCCGTGGGTACCGTGGCAACCCTGTTTCACCTGTGGCCGGCTCTTCTGGGGTGGGCTGCCGCGTTGGTGGTTTTACCGGGTGCGCGTCCTGGACCGGACCTTCTGGCGCTTCGGCCGCACCTGGGAGGCGGCGTGGCAGGACTACTGTTCGACGAAGTGCCATGACGAGGATGAGTCATGAGCGAAGCCACGCTGGTTTTCCTCGTCGTCTTGTATTGGGCGTTCTTTCACCGAAAGGAGAAGAAGCGATGAGCTACACCGTAGTGAATGGCAGGATCAAGAACCCCGGCAAGTTCGAGGGTGAGATGGATTACGTGCCGCACTTCTGGTCACTGATGCTCCAGGGTGAGAGCCTCTCGAATGGGCCGGTCTACACCATCAAGATCACGGGCGCGGACCGACGCAAGTTTCCGCGCCTCGGCCCGTGCCGCCGGTACGTCCGCTTGCGCGAGGACGATCAGGGCTTCGTGCATGAGGTGGGGCGATGAGTCCGAAGGGCGCGCTACTCTGGCCGGGGGACCAGGTACTCACGCAGCGGCAGCGGGTACTCCGCTACTGGGCGGCGTTCGCGCTCGTGCTCATCGGCTTCGCGCTCGGACTGTCGATGGGGCACACCGCAGGGCTGTGCGATGCTCAGGAGATCATGAGGATGGGACGATGAAGAAGCTCCAGGGCAGTCTAGTCGGGACGGACGGCAACGCCTTCGCGCTGATGGGGAAGTTCAGAGCCGGCGCAAGGAAGGCTGGTTGGTCGCCGGAAGAGATTCAGCGGGTGCTCGCTGACGCGATGGCTGGCGACTATGACCAGCTACTCTTCGTGCTGAGTTCGCAGTACGAGGGCTAAGACCATGAGAGAGACCATCGTCAATCCGCGCACCCACCTTGACCCCGAGGAGAAGTGCTACCCGCACGGTGGGCAGCACCGGAAGTTCACGGCACGCCTGGGACGCACAGATTACCTCGTCACGGGGAAGTGTGGCCTGCCAGACACCTACTTCTCCATCCCCGGTCACGCTCGCATCCGGGGGAAGCGCGTACGAGGCTACGTCACCTATGATGGGTTTGGGGACGGCGAGTTCGTCTTCGTCCCCTACGAGGGGTCGTGATGGACTATAAGTTCCTGCTCTTCGACGGCCGCGCCCGCCAGGACCTGGACAGCGCCGTGGTACTCGAGCTATGCGACACGCTGCTCGAAGCAGTGGCGGCGCTCGACGAGCACCCGCGCTTCGACCCAGTGATCGTGCGCTACGAAGAGCGCGGCTCGAAGTTGCTGAACCCAATGCTTATCCCCAACCCGGAGCACTTCGAGGAGTTCAAGAAATACCTGCAGATTCATGGACTTACAGAGCAGGAGTTTCACAGTGCGTTCCCGTCGAAGCTCTTGCTCTTTAAGGGGAGGGGGCGATGAAGTTCATCTTCCAAGTCGCGGTCCGCGTCGCCGCGGGCTTCGTGCTCTGTCTCGTCGTGGCTCGTGCCGTCTGGTCGGTCTACGGCGTCTGGTTGAGGTTGCCGTAGATGGCTCACCTCTCGATCACTCCGCCCTGCCCACGCTGTGGTGCGCGAGAGGCGGACCGGAAGTACCTCGTCTTAGTGTATCTCGGCCGGCTGAATGACCAGCTGCTACTTGCCGTCTACTGCGAGTCGTGCGGGCTGACTGGGCCGTCTCGTGTAGTCGATGGGACCTGGGAGAACGCGCCGCCCTGGGAGGCGTTCTTTGGGCGATACCCGCAGACCCGCGCGTGGTGGCTACGGGAGTTGGAGCGCTGCATAGTAGAGGGGTACTTGTCATGACGATCTACAGCCAGGATGGTCAGCTGATGGAAGGCAAGAAAGCTCATTCGTGCAAGGAGTACCTCGATAAACACTAGACACCCTCCCCGGCCTCGCCAGTATCGGGAGTGCCGGGGAGCATGGGGAGGGACGGATGAATCAACAGGAAGCGTGGGAGTGGCTAGCCGGGAACCGTTCGATGAACAACGTCATCCCGCAAGACCCGCTGGACACGTGGCAAGTCCGGATAGCGCAGGCAGACGCGGCCATGGTGCAGCAGGCGTACTGGGTGATGAAGGCGCACAAGGAGGATCTGCTGTGACCGCGCCGACGCGCATCCTGATCACAGTCGCATCCCACGAGGACGGCACGCGGTGCGGGGAGTGCCCGCAGCAAAACGCGAACATCAACGCGTACAGCGGGTGTCCGTGGCAGATACGGACCAAGTTTGACGGCGGGGACGGCGGGACGTGTTATTTGCTTCCGCACGAATACCTGCGCGGCCCCCTCTGCCTCGCCGCCCAATCCGCCGCCGCCGCTCTGCACGAGGAAGGACGGATCGTGGGGTTGCAACGAATGCGCGGTGCCATGGTAAAGCGACGGAAGCGGAACCTGTCTCGGATGGAAGCGTTGACTAGCGGGAAGACGGCCTATGGCTGGACCGAGCAGAATTATGCCGACGCCGCGGGAGAGGACACCTACGTGATCGGTGTCATCGAGCGCATGATTGGCGCAAACAATCGAATCATGACAGGAGGTGCGAAGTGAAAAAGGCGCCAAAGGAAATCACTGTCTGTCTCCTGGAGGTGGTGGTAATGCCGAACGGCGAGGTGATCTGCGCCGGGAAAAGCCTTGGCTGGGTTAAAACGCTTGGCAAGTTTCTGCGGGTCACAGGAGGTGCGAAGTGAGCGAGACGCCGAGGACGGACGCTGAGGCACAGGGGAAGAAATCCGGCGGGATGGAGTGGGTTCCGGCAAGCTTCGCCCGCAAGTTGGAGCGCGACCTCACCGCCGCTAATGCGCGGGCGGATGCGGCGGAGGCGAAATACGCAGACATCCAGAAGATAGTCAATGATCATACCGCCGACGAAAACGAGTTTGCCGTTGAGTACGAAAAAGCGATCACCGAGAACGAATCCCTCCGCGCCGAGATCGCCCGCCTGACCGCCGAGCTGGAACAGGCGCGGCGGGAGCGGGGCGATGCGCAAGCGGCTGGAGACATCCTCGCCAGAGAACTTAGCAAGCTCCGCGCCCAGCTCGACACGGCGATGGATCTGCTGTCGAACCTACTCGTACCTGGGTTCATCGACAGGGGCGGCGACATAGCTGCGCTCTGCCGTGCAGCCCGCACCTTCCTCGTCACGCTCCAGCCGCGCCCGGAGCGGGAGCCTCGCCCGCCCGTGGTTTGCCTGTGTGGTTCGACACGGTTTTCCGACGCCTTCCGCGCAGCAAACCTCCGCGAAACGCTGGCCGGGAAAATCGTCCTGAGCATTGGTTGCGACTTCAAAAGCGACGACGCTCTCGGGTTGACCGAGGAGGACAAGACGCGGCTGGACGAATTGCACCTTCGCAAGATCGACCTTGCGGACGAGGTGCTTATACTGAATGTCGGTGGGTACGTCGGAGAATCAACGCGGCGGGAAATCGAATATGCCAACAAAACCGGCAAGCCGATTTTCTATCTGGAGCCGCAGCGCCCGGAGCGGGAGGGCGGGGCATGACCTGGATCAGCGTCGAGGATCTCCTGCCAGTCCCCGGAGTGCCCGTACTCGTGTTCGTCGCTGATGCCTATGGCGGCAACGTGCCGCGCAACACGTTGCGTCTCCGGGCACAGTACAGCGATGGGAAGAGCCTTGAGAGCGTGGATGAGGACGAAGACGGCGGCGTGTACGATGAGGCGACTGATACCTATTACGTACGAGAGGGCTGGTATGAGACCAACGAATTTGAGGAGACGCACTGGCGCATTAACGGCACGGTGACGCATTGGATGCCGCTGCCGGAGCCGCCGGAGCGGGAGGGCGCAAGAAAGGAGGAACCGCCACTGTAAACTTACTATTTACTTTTTACGCGCGGCGGCGTATTATCTAGATAAGGGAGACGAGCGATGAAGATGACAGCTGAGTACAAGAAGTACCTCGACGGTCTGCGGGAGAGCGGCGTCGTCAACATGTTCGGCGCGGCGTTGTACCTCCAGAACAGCTTCCCCGAGCTGACTAGAGAAGGCGCCAGCGAGGTCCTGGGCGAGTGGATGAGGAGCTTCGAAGGATGATCGGCGTCCAGCTCATCCACGTTTGCGGGCACGACGGTTATCACATCGTACCCTACGCGTTGATGAAGCGACGCGACGAGTTCTATCAGTGGTTGGAGGCGCGGCCCTGTCCGCAGTGTGAGAAGCCCAAGAAGGGGAGGAAGAAGTAATGGCGGGAAAGACATTCAAGCTGCCCAAGACGCTGGCCGGGGCGGCGGACCTGCTCTACCAGACCCGGGAGAAGCGGCTGCTACTCGACAAGGAGGTCACCGAACTCAAGAGCCAGGAGACTCAGCTCAAGACGTACCTCATCGACAACCTGCCGAAGTCTGAGGCCACGGGTGTGGCGGGGCGGGTCGCGCGCGCAACGATCGTTACGAAAGACGAGCCCACCGTGGAGGACTGGGATCAGTTTCGCGCGTACGTCAAGAAGCACAATGCCTGGGACTTACTGCAGAAGCGGGTCGGCGTTACCGCGGTCAAAGCCAGGTGGGAAGAGGGCGAGGAGATCCCTGGCGTCGGGCACTTCCAGTCCGTGGACGTCTCGCTCAGCAAGGTGAAGTAGACGTGGCCAACGCGAACGGCAAGAAGGCGCGGAAGACCGCGAAGGTCAACCGCCACGAGGCTCGGCGCCAGCGGCGGCGGGCAAAGCAGTCAACCAACAAGCAGGAGGGGAAGTAACATGGCCAAGCAGAAGCAGGGACCGGGCACGGCAGTGGTCAGCTGGGACAAGGAGCTGGCGGAACAGGCGCAGGCCGCCGCCAAGGTGGTCGAGGGCATCGGCGTCGGGCAGTTCTTCGGGACGCGCGGCGGGATGCTCACCTGGGCTGGGAACCCAGTCCCCGGCAGCCAGATGGGCTGCGTCGTCGCGGCCGGCGTGCTGGAGCATGCCTTCTACGAGGGTGACTTCAACCCGGACGCGCCCGCCTCGCCGGTGTGCTTCGCCTTCGGATTGGACGAGAGCGAGATGGCGCCACACGAGAAGAGCGCCAAGCCGCAGGCGGAGTCCTGCCACGTCTGCCCGAACAACGTCTTCGGCTCGGCGGACAAGGGTAAGGGCAAAGCGTGCAAGAACATGATGCGGCTCGCCCTCTTGCCGGCGGGGACGTTCACCGCGGCCGGCGTGTTCGAGCTGGACGAGGACCCGTCGCACTACCAGACTGCCTCACCCGGATACTTCCGCGTCTCCGTGACTAGCGTCAAGGGCTACGCGGCCTACGTCAATCAGCTCAAGGACACACTGCGTCGTCCGCCCCACGGGGTCGTCACGAAGGTCAAGGTCCAGCCGGACGCGAAGACTCAGCTGCGCACCTCCTTCGAGCTACTCCTGAGTCTGCCCGACGAGCTGATGCCGGCGGTGATGGCGCGGCACAAGGAGCTGGCCGGCTCGATCGACTTCCCGTACCTGGCGGCGAGCGAGGCGCCGGCCGCGCCGGGCAAGGGCGGTACCAAGGGCGGTACCAAGGACAAGAAGAAATACTAGGCGGCAGCCGGCTGGCCCGTTCGTGACAGCGACCTGCGGCGAGGATTACCGAGCGGAAGCATGGCTTGAGTGGGCAGCGCGATAAGCGCAGTCTCAAGTTTGGTCGTATACGGACGACGGGCCGGCCGATTTCTTGTAAAGGAGGTAGCGATGACGTTTGAAGAGTTCGTTGAGTCGAAGATAGACAGCACCGATCTGACGGAATTGCGCGGCGGGTGCTCATGCCACGTCGCACCGCCCTGCCGCAATTGTTGCGAGCCGATGACTGAGGACGAAGCGGAATTGCTCGGGTGGGAACGGCCGAAAACGGTGGAGGAACAGCTTGCCTCGCACAAGGCGGCGATCGCACATCTCATGGCGGCGAACCAGGAGACGATCTCGGTGATGAAGGCGCTGGGCGCCGTCTTCCAGGTCAAGCTGGTGGCGCAGACGCTGCCAGGCGGGAGGATGCGGCTGCAGTGGGTTCAGGGCAACCGGATCGTCCTCCCCGATGGGAGGGGACACTGATGAAGACGGTGCAGAAGGTATCGCTCCTCGATGATTGGGAGAAGCTCAACAACTTCCTCCGGGCATGTAACGAGCAGGAGGCGAAGGAGTTGCTCGATCACGAGCGAGCCACGAAGAACCGCATGACTACGGTGATGCGGGTCTATACCCGGTACTCCCGCTGCCGTCGGCGTCGTGAGCACCAAGAGTTGGTGGGATGAAGCCGGTCTGCGTCGATTTTGAGACTGAGGGCATCGAGGGGCGCCCTTCGTATCCCCCGAAGCCCGTCGGCGTGGCGATCCTCTGGCCGGGGAAGGCGCCCGTCTACCTCGCTTGGGGGCACCCGGTAGAGAACAACTGCACCAAGGAGCAGGCTCGGCAGGTCCTCGCCCGGGTCTGGGAGCACGAGGCTGGCGTGCTTTTCCACAACGCGAAGTTTGATCTCGACGTGGCAGAGGTGCACTTCGACCTCGCCCTCCCCTCGTGGCAGCGGTTCCATGACACGATGTTTCTACTCTTCCTCAACCACCCGCATGCCGCCGACCTCGCGCTCAAGCCAAGCGCCGAGCGCCTGCTCGGCCTCGCCCCGGAGGAGCGTGACGCGGTAGCGGACTGGCTCGTCGAGCACCAGCCGTTGCGTGAGCGCGGGGTAAAGATCAGCCGCGCGTTAAAGTCTGAGCACTACTGGGGGAAGTACATCTGCCTCGCTCCGGCCGGGCTCGTGGGAACCTACGCGATCGGTGACGTGGAGCGGACCGCGGCGCTGTTCGAGCTGCTCCATCCGAAGCTCGACGAGGGCATGCTCGGGGCGTACGACCGCGAGCGACGGCTCTTGCCGCACCTCCTGGAGATGGAGCGAGCCGGGGTACGGGTAGATATCAAGCGGTTACGGAGCGACGTCCAGCAGGGCCAGGAGACGATGGCCAAGCTCGACGCTTGGATCTACGCCCGGGTCGGGAAGACGTTTAACATCAACTCAGGCGACCAGCTGGTGGCCGCGCTCGAGGCTGCCGGCAAAGCCGACTCCGCGCTCCTCCCGTTGACGAAGGGCGGGAAGCGGTCCACGGCGAAGAAGTCTCTGGCCGGCGCAGTGACCGATCCTGAGCTGCTCGCCGTCCTCAAGCACCGGACGCAGTTGAAGACGTGCCTCAGTACGTTCATGGAGCCGTGGCTCCGGGTCGCCGAGCGGAGTGGTGGGCTGATCTTTACGACTTGGTATCAGACGAGGAGCATGGACGGCGGGACACGGACGGGCCGGCTCTCCTCCTCCCCCAACTTTCAGAATATTCCCAAGGTCTTTGAGCCAATCTTCCGAGACGCGCAGCACCCCGAGCTGCCGCCCGCCCCGTGGGCGGACCTTCCGCCCCTCCCGTGGGTGCGCAGCTACGTCGTGCCTTACGCGAAGGGCGACGTCCTGATCGACCGTGACTATAGTCAGCAGGAGTTCCGCATCCTTGCTCACTATGATGGTGGTGAGATCCTCCAACGGTACCTCGATAACCCGCGGATGGACTTCCACGAGGAGGCGCGGGTCATGGTCGGGGCGATCCTCGGGTACGAGATGAAGCGTAAGCCGATCAAAAACATGGGCTTTGGCCTTACCTATGGGATGGGGATTGGCCTGCTCGCGGAGAAGACTGACACCGACGTAGCGACGGCGACGACGATCAAGCGGGCGTACCTCGCCGCGATTCGTGGCATCGCGGATATGAACAAGGAGATGAAGGTCCGGGCTGCGCAGGGTGAACCGATCCGGACCTGGGGTGGGCGCCTCTACTACTGCGAGCCGCCGCGGTACGTGGATGGGAAGTACCGCACCTTCGAATACAAGCTGCTGAATGTGTTGATCCAGGGCTCAGCCGCGGACTGCACGAAGGAGGCAATGATCAGGTACTGTGAGCAGAAGCCGAAGCACCACCGCCTGATCATTACGATCCACGACGAGGAGCTGGGCTCAGTCCCGGTTAAGGAGAAGGACGCCGGCATGCGGTTGATGAAGGAGACGATGGAGTCCGTCATCTTTGACGTGCCGATGCTCTCAGACGGTAAGCGGTCTAAGAAGAACTGGGCTGAGATGGAACCGCTCTGCGCTATTTGTGACCAACAAGTAAAGGCAGGATCGAAGTTCTGCCCGAAGCACCACGAGGAGGAGAAGGGATGACTGTGACTTTAGTTACTGTAGGGTTAGTACTATTTGCCATGTTCACTAGCGGCTTCGCTATCGGCTTCGTCATCGGGTCACGCCGATGATCAAGAAGATTACCGCCTGGAGCTGGAGCCGCTACGCGGACTACTGTCAGTGCCCGCGAAAGACGAAGCTCAAGCACGTGGACAAGATGAAGGAGCCGGGGTCTGCCGCCATGAACCGCGGGGCGGCGCTCCACGACCTGCTCGCCGCCTTCTTGAAGGGTACACTCAAGGAGCTGCCGAAGCTCTTCACCTACACCTTCGACGGGGAAGAGTTCAAGGAGCCGTTCCCCGATATGAAGTGGGCGCTGACGGAGCTCAAGAAGCTGCGGACGAAGGTGATCAGGAAGACCGCCGGCATGACGGTGGAGGACGACTGGGCTTTCACGAAAGCGTGGGAGCGCTGCCGCTGGGACGACTGGGCCAAGTGCTGGGTCCGGATCAAGTTGGACCTCGCCCACCCGGAGCAGCGCGGTAAGCTCCTCGTCATCACGGACTGGAAGAGCGGCAAGTTCCGCCTCGAGGACACGGCAGAGTACAAAAAACAGTTGAGCCTCTACGCGCTGGCCGGGTTGCTGCTCCACCCGAAGGTGGAGGTCGTACAGCCGCGACTCGGCTACCTCGACATCGGCAAGTTCTACCAGGGCGACGAATACGTCCAAGAGGACGTGCCAGCGCTCAAGAAGCTGTGGGGTGAGCGCGTCGCCAACTTGTTTCAAGACACGCTCTTCGCGCCGACGCCGTCGAGCAAGTGCCGGTGGTGCTTCTTCGGGCAAGCGAAAAAGGGTCCGGCGGCGGACCAAGGGCCGGGCCTCTGCGAGTTCTAGGAGAAGGCGATGCCGAAGATCGACGCAGGTAAGTACGAAACGTTCCTCGAGAAGTCACTCGCGATGACGCTGCAGAAAGAGCTGGAGCTGGAGGCGCAGGCTATGGCGGATCAGCTTGAGGTAGACCTGCGTAAGCGGGTCAGCCAGCTCGTGTCGAAGACGGTCATCAACTTGATGAGCCAGGTGTCCTTCGAGCGGCAGGGGACGGACCTCATCATCCGGGTGCAGATGCTGAAGGAGGTGGGTCAGTGAAGATCGTCGGCGTAGTGGATGAAGATTTCCTGATCGTCGTCTCGAAGCGGGAGATGGCAGCGGCATACCCTGGCAAGCGGGTATTTCTTGGTGGCATCTGGCCGCTGCCGTTGCCGCAGGTCGTTACCAAGGAGGACACGTCGCGAGATTACCACGTCCGTGAGCACGCATATCGGAATGTTATCGAGATGCTCGGTGACTTTTCACAAAAGGCGCGGGACAACAACCTCTCCGCCCACGCGGTGGTCAGTGACATCCGAAAGCGAATCTTGTTTGAGATCGACTTTCCCACGATGTAGCTGATGGCACGTCTCGAATCGTCCATCGAGCGGTCGGTCGCCCGCCGCTGCCGGGTCAAGAGCGTGAAGCTCAAGGACTTAGGCGCGGCGGGCTACCCCGATCGGTTGTTCTTCGTGCCCGGCGGGCGGCCGCTGTTGATCGAGTTCAAGCGCCCGGGGGAAGTGCCGGGGCCGCTGCAAGAGTACACGCACCGGCAGCTCCGGCGGCTGGGCTATCAAGTGGAGGTCTACGATGACATCGCTACCGCTCTTCGCGCCATCGCCCGTGCCGTGGCGGCTGCGAAGAAATAGGGTTTACTTCTGCTAAAGGCAGGAGTAGTATTTACCCATGAAACTTTGCTCGGCTTGTCATGATCCAAACCGTAAGCTCTTGGCCCGCGGGCTTTGTGGGCGGTGCTACCAGCGAGCGGCTTGGGCGAAGCGCCCATGGCATAAGTGTGAGTGTGGGTGTGGTGAGTTGGCACAAGGGGTGCGGTTCGTCTCGGGGCACAATACACGGCTCCTCCCGCCAGAAGAACAGGGGCGGCGTGGCCGGTTTTGTAATGGTGTTGAGCGGGTAAACAACGGTCAGTGGTACCGTAAGGTGAACTACCGACATCAACATCGGACTATCGCTGAGCAGATGATGGGCAGGCCGCTGGCTAAGAATGAGGTAGTTCATCATAAGGATGGGAAGGTTCGTAATAATGAACCTGAAAACTTAGAGGTAATGACACGCAGTGAACATTCACGAATGCATTTAATGGAGTATTGGGCTGAGAGGCGAGGACGTCGATGAAAAATGAGGTGGCCCTTTTCAGGGTCGAGGAGCCTCAACCATGGAACCCGCATGAGTACCAGAAGACTGCGGCGAAGTTCCTGATTGAGCATGGCGCTGCGGCGCTGCTCCTCGACCCTGGCTAATCCGAGCTTGGGGAAAAGTTCCATCACGCTCGCCGCGCTCAAGGTACTGCGGGCGAAGAAGCTCTTCAAGAAGGCCCTGGTCGTGGCGCCGCTCCGGGTCTGCTACTCTGTCTGGCCGGCCGAGGTGGAGAAGTGGCAGGACTTCGCCGGCTTCAAGGTTGTCGTCCTACATGGGAAGGACAAGGAGCAGCGGTTACGGGAAGACGCTGACCTCTACGTCATCAACCCGGAGGGGCTCGGCTGGCTGCTTGACGCCACGAAGACGACGACCGGCTTTACCGGAAAGGTAAAGGTGAGCGTCGACCTCAAGCGCTGGGAGGCGCTCGGGTTCGACACTCTCATCATCGACGAGCTGAGTAAGTTCAAGCACACGAATACCCAGCGCTTCAAGACTCTCAAGCAGGTGCTACCGACCTTCGCTCGGCGCTGGGGGTTGACCGGCTCTCCCGCCGCGAACGGGCTGATGGATCTCTTCGGCCAAGCCTACGTGCTAGACCTCGGGCGGTCCTTCGGGAAGTACATCACCCACTTCCGGACGCAGTATTTCCACCCCGGGCCGGACGGCTTCTCCTGGGTTCTCAATGCCGGGGCTGAGCCGTTGATCTACGAGCGGCTCGGCCCGCTCGCGTTACGGATGAGCGCTAAGGACTACCTGGAGCTGCCGGAGCTGGTGGAGAATCTGATCAAGGTGACTCTCCCACCGGACGTGATGCGGATCTACCGCCAGGTCGAGGATGACTTCATTGCGCAGGTGGGAGAGGGCACTGTGGTCGCGTCCTCCGCCGCGGTCGCGTCGGCGAAGTGCCGGCAGGTTGCCAACGGCGGGGTGTATTGGACGGACTTTGAGCCAGGGCACCCACGGCGAACGGCGCACCTCCATGACGCCAAGGTCGATGCGCTGGAGGATTTGATCGAAGAGCTGCAGGGGCAGCCGCTGCTCGTGGCCTATGAGTTCGAGCAGGACCTGGAGCGGATCAAGGCGCGGCTCGGGAAAGAGACGCCGCACATCGGCGGCGGGGTGAGCGCGAAGAAGGCCAAGGAGATCATTGATCGTTGGAACCGGGGAGAGATCAAGGTCTTGCTCGGGCACCCGGGGTCAATCGCCCACGGGGTAAACCTCCAAGGCGCGGCGCAGCACATCTGCTGGTTCGCGCAGACCTGGAACTATGAGCACGATGATCAGTTCACCAGAAGGATCTGGCGCCAGGGCACGCGGGCCACGCGGGTCTTCGTCCACCGCATCATCGCGGAGCGGACGATCGACCTCGACATCCTGCGCGCTTTGAAGCGGAAGGCGAAGGGGCAAGAGGCGTTGTTCCAAGCAGTCAAGGAGATGAGGGAGAGGCGATGAAAATCATCGAGCAGTCAGTGCAGTTGATGGCACCCTACGACGAGGTGTCCGGCCCGCTGGCAGCGGAGCGCGAGATGTGGAAGCTCGAAGCCGCGTGCCGGACTTGCATGAAATCTGAAGCTCGGAATGAGGAGCATGACCTGACAATGCGGGATACCTTGATCCGGAACGTCATTCGCTCCGGGCACCACTCAGTGCTCGAACACGTGAGCCTTACCTTCCGGGTCATCACGAACCGCGGCGTGACGCACGAGTGGGTCCGGCACCGGATCGGGGTCGCCTACTCGCAAGAGTCGACGCGGTATTGCAACTACGGGAACGCCGATGGCGGAATCACAGTGATCTGGCCGTGGTACCTGGGGGAATACTGCGACGTTGACGGCAAGTTGTTCTCTGACCTATCCGACCGCGTGAATATGTGGTGGGACGCTATGGTCACGGCTGAGAAGTCCTATCTTTCACTTCTGCAGCTCGGCGCCACGGCCCAAGAGGCCCGCGGCGTGCTGCCTAACGACCTCAAGACGGACCTGGTCTGCACGATGAATCTCCGCTCGCTGCGCCACTTCTTCGAGCTGCGCTGCTCGCCGAAGGCGCACCCACAGATCCGGGCGCTGGCGCAGGACCTTCTGCGGCAGGTGCGCCAGCTCTTTCCCGTTGTGTTCGAGGACTTCCAGTGAGTTGGCGTGGCGGACCGCGAGCGGAAGTCAGTGAAGTTTGGGACAAGCGTATCCCAAGTCTTACTGGCGTGTTTCAACCTGCGCTCAAGCAGAGTTTTCAGGTGGGAGGAGACCACTACCAGAAGAAGATCCAACCCTGGGACGCGATGGCGGCGTGGATGACGCCCGTCGCGTTTTGCGGCTTCCTCGCCGGTAACGTGATCAAGTACCTGGCGCGGTACCAGGACAAGAGTGGCGTCGAGGATTTGAAGAAGGCGAGGCACTACCTGGAGAAGCTCATTGAGGTCGAGGAATCCCACGCTGGACTTTCCGCTAACGAAGATATACGATAGATAAAGACTAGGAAGAGGGAGAGATGATGAAGCGAAAGGAGGCTGGTATGAACCAGGGAGGGGAAAGCCCTCCCACCGTCAGCGCGCCATGCGTCATGGCTGACTATAACAACCGAACCTGTTTGGTAGCGCGGAGAGGAGAGGGCGAGGTTCGACTGATCATGACGGCACCGACGGGTGTGCTGGTGTACGAAACCACCGAACGGGCGTTCGACCAGCGGTTTACTAAGGTGGTCAACGTTCCGGTGGAACAAGCTGCGCAGTCCTACGTTCGCGCAGCGCTGTTAGTGGGGGCCTCGATCGAGGCGCTCGAGGAGTTGGGCAAACATACCAAAATCACCAAGGAGGAGTTTGAAATGGCCAAGAAGAATCTGCCCGCGCTGAAGTCTGGTGAGACCACGAAGGCGAAGAATCCGGCTACGACCAAGGCGAAGGCCGCCAAGGGGCCGAGCGCGGCATCACGGTTCAAAGAGCTGATCATGGCAGGGAAGCTCACGGACGACGAGCTGTTCGCCAAGGTCCAGGAGGAGTTCAAGCTGAGCGACGACAAGCGCCGCTACGTGGCTTGGTACCGCAACGACCTCAAGAAGACGGGCCAGAACCCGCCCGAGCCCAAGGCGCCGAAGGCCGTCAAGAAGGACAAGTAGGCCGGCCATGGCGCAGACGCGGGCGAAGGACCGGGACACCCGGGAGTTCGACACCTCGCAGCTCACGGTGAGAGCGAAGGGAAGCCACCTCGTGCGTGACTACTCGGCGCACTTCTTCCGGTGGTCCTTCGCCCGCCGTCGTATCGACGAGAATACCGCGGTCCTCGACGTCGGCTGCGGGACGGAGCGACCGCTCGCCCACGTCCTGATCGGCGGACAGCGGCAGCACGTCAAGCAGTACGTCGGGGTCGACCTTCAGCAGCTCAAGCCCTCGAAGGAGCAGCACACTACGCTGCTCGGTGGGTTCAACTTCGTCGAGCGCTGGTGTGAGCTCAAGAAGTTGGGGCCATTCGACGTCATCGTCTGCTTCGAGGTGATCGAGCACCTGCATGTCAAGCACGGGGCGGCGCTCCTCCAGGGGTGTCGGGAGCTGCTCGCTCCGAATGGGCAGCTGCTCCTCTCCACTCCATGCTATGACGGACGGCGCCACGCCGCGAACCACATCCATGAATATGCGGTCGCCGAGTTGACGGCGCTCATCAAGAAGAGCCGACTTGACGTGGAGGACCGCTTCGGTACCTTCATGGACGTGAAGCACCTCAAGCACCTCCCTGTCGGAGTGGGCTCGGTGGTAAAAGCGTTGGCTGAATACTTCGACGACGACGCGCTCTCGTGCATCTTCGCGCCGCTTTTTCCTGACCAAGCGCGCAACAACCTTTGGGTTTGTAGGAGGAAGTAGATGGCTCTTAAACAGAAGGACACTACTGATGACGCTTATGACCAAGGTTTTATGGTCGGCGAGCGTGGTACGTTACCGCGACCGAAAAATCCCTACGATGACGGTACACCAGAGCATGATGCTTGGGAACGCGGCGTCGAAGACGGGGAGGAGATGTAATGGTACAGCAGCTCACCGCCATCGCCGGTGACGTCTTCGCCGGCTTCTTCGCGATTGGGGTGCGCCAGGCCGGGTTCGCCGTGCCCTTCCACCTCGAGCACTGCAACTACGGGAACCGGACGGCGAAGCTCAACTTCCCTGACGTGGAGTTTCAGATCGGCGCGGAGAACTGGGACACGGAGGAGATCCTGGGCACGCTGGGCAAGCGGCCGGTGGACCTGATGTTTACAAATCCGCCCTGCGCTTCGTGGTCCTCCGCCGGTATGAGCCAGAAGGGGGGGCGCTGCAACTGCCTTGCCGACAAGTGGAAGGATGACCCGCGCACCCAGTGGTCCGTCGACCTCGCGAGCGCGGCGCGTAATCTCAAGGCGAAGACTTTCATCTGGGAGAGCGTGACTAACGCTTGGAAGTATGGGCGAGCCTTCGTAGATCAACGGGCGGAGGAGTTTCTGCGAGCGGGGTACGCCGTCACCGTGCTGTTACAGAACAACCACTACCTCGGCGCGCCGCAGCACCGGGAGCGGATGCTCTTCGTGGCGCACCTGCACCCGCTCGTCTTCCCACCGCTGGTGCTCGACACGCCGAAGGCGGGGAAGGTCCTCGCAACCAAGGGCATCGACAAGAAGGGCCAGAAGCTCAGCGCCAAGCACCCAGGCTACGAGCTGATGTGGGAAGTCTCTCGCAGCCTCAACTATCGGAACTTCAACGTGCTGTATCACAAGAACCTTACCGCTGCGCAGCAGGCGCAGATCAAGGCGATCCCCGGGTTCACAGTCAAGTCGATCCACCCGGAGCGCCACGCGCCGGTCCTCAACGACCGGGTAGTCCACCCCCATGAGCCGCGCTGGCTGACGCTTCATGAGCTGCAGGTGCTCAGCGGCATCCCGCTCGACTGGAAGCACTCCGGCAGCTACGGCTCCTCCGCACTGGAGATGAGCCGAACGGTCCTTCCGCCGGTGGGTAAGTGGATCGCTACTGCCGTGAGGGGTGGGCTCAAGATGAAGCGGGCGCGCTCGACGTACCGCGTCATCGATGCTCGGAAGGGCGTCTTCCAGGAGGAGGTGCTTCGATGACTGAGATGAAACCTGTCAGCCGCATTCTTCCCCCGGGGGAGTGCCGAGACGTAGCGGAGTTTCATGAGAAGTTCGGGATGCTCGTCTTCGCCCGCCCCGGCCACCTGACGCGGCGCAAGCTCCGGGAGCGGTTGGCCTGCTTACGGGAGGAGTTGGACGAGCTGGAGGAGGCGGTGGAGAAGCAGGACCTGGCAGCCCAGGCTGACGCCTTGGTCGATCTCGTGTACTTCGCCAAAGGTACGGCGGTCATGCTCGGCTTGCCTTGGGAGTCTTGCTGGAACGCTGTCCACCAGGCTAATATGGCCAAGGAGCGTGGGGTCGGGAAGCGCGGCCAGCTCGTCGACTGCGTAAAACCCGCCGGCTGGCAGCCGCCGGACCTCCTCCGCCTCTTGTCTATCTGGAGCTACCGCCCGGAGCTGGCGGCGAGGGAGGAGGGGCATCGTGATGATCCGGAACACATCAAGTAGGCTAACGATCTTCGAGGGTGCCGACGGGAGCGGTAAGACCACGGCAGCGAGGAAGTTTGCCGAGGAGACGGGTGCGACTTACGTGCACTTCGGCGCCTTCCCGAACGCGAGTAACATCGCCCGCTTCTACGTGGAGGGGATGCTCCCGGCCCTGCTCGGGTACCAGGATGTCGTGATGGACCGTTCGTGGTTCGATGAGCAACCGTACGGGCAAGCCTTTCGGCACGGGTCGGACCGCGTGGGCCCAGTTGGTCGCCGGCTTCTCTTCCGCCTCGCCCTGCGCTGTGGGGCACTGGTCGTGTCTTGCTCGCCGCCGTGGGCAAAGGTGCGTGACTCTTACCTCTCCCGGCGGCAGCTGGAGTACCTCGAGAATGAGGACCAGCTCAAGCACGTCTACCAATACTTCCTCCAGGGGGCGGCGACCTATCCTTTGACGTACCCGTACGACTGGACGCGGGACCGAGACCTCTTGCCAGAGCACTTGGATGCCTGCCGCACTCGGCGGCACCCGCTGGCGCTGCGCTCGGCTGGGAACTGGGGCGCAGGTGTGGTGCTTGTGGGCGAGAAGTTCACTGAGGTAACTGAGCGTGACACGCTCTACCAGTGGCCGTTCGGCTCGTTCTCCGGGCAGGGGTGCAGTCAGTGGTTCGCCGAGCAGCTCGACGCTGCTGGCGTGACTGAGCACCGACTGCTCTGGGTGAATGCTGACCAGGATCTCTCCCTGATTGAGCATCAGGATAAGAAACAGTTCGTCGCCCTCGGGGCGGCGGCGGAGGCGAACCTCGAGGCGCTGGGTGTACCGTTCTCGCGCGTCGATCACCCACAGTCTTGGAAGCGGTTCCACTATCATGAACGTTACCCGCTGGTGGACATCCTCCCACAGGAGGATGTATGAACCGGGTCGGAGCGACCGAGGCGTGGTTGAAGTTGCTGTGGCGGACGCTGGCCGAGGGGCGGCTCGTTTCGCCTCGCGGGATGAATACCTACGAGCTGCCTCAGCAGACGATCGAGGTGGATATGCGCCGCCCGGTGGTTATCGTTCCGGAACGGAAGATGAGCTATTCGTTCATGGCGGCGGAGGCGTACTGGATCATCTCCGGCGATAACCGGGTGGCAACGATCGCGCCCTACAACGCGCGGATCGCGCAATACTCGGACGACGGGGAGACGTTCTTCGGCGCCTATGGGCCACGGATCGATAGTCAACTTGACTACGTGGTAGGTAAGTTCATTGCCGATCGGGAGACGCGCCAGGCTGGTCTTACCATCTGGCGGGAGAACCCGCCGGAGACTAAGGACTATCCCTGCACGATTGCGATGTTCTTCAACCTCCGCGACTGTGACCTCAACTGTCACGTCTTCATGAGGTCCTCTGACCAATGGTTCGGCGTGCCGTATGACATCTTCAATTTCAGCTGTGTCTCTTACCTCATCTGCTGCCGGCTGAACGCGGTACTGAATAATGACACGGACATCAAGCCAGGGACGCTCTACCTGACCGCGGCCAGCTCGCACCTCTACGATCAGCACTGGGTGGTGGCTAAAGACCTTCCTCACGCTTGGCCGCACGAGCTCATGGTACCACGGAAGTGGTACACTGACGAACTGACGCTCAAGGATGAGCTGCGCCGGCTTCGCGAGAAGGACTCAGTAACGTCTTCGTTGAGGTGGTGGCTCAATGCCTGATACCCATGGGCCGGGGTCCTACTGGCGGGACCCGGCCCGCGCCGCTCAAGCGCGCCAAGCAATGAAGGACGCCTGGGCGGCGCGGCGGCACTTCGTAGTTTTTGGTAAGGCGATGCCACGAACGCGGGTCACTACTCCGCAGGAGGTCGCTGATTTGGTGGGGCGAAGCGTTACTACCGTGAAGGTTTACCTCGCCCGCGGGAAGGGCGAGGCCCGGTTCGCGCAGCACGATGGCACGCAGCTCTTCGTCCGTCGGGTCTACCGGAGGACCTATGGCCAAGTCTAGGGCTGCCGGCGCTAAGGCACTGGGACTGGCAGGAGCCAAGCTCGCCTCCTCTGGGCTTACCCTGGCTGACGCGGAGCAGTTGGGCATTGAGGTCTTAGATGATGCCTCCGGGCTCGGCCCGACGTTCCGCCCGCTCTGCGCTTTGAAGATTAACTACCATGACTTGGCCGGCGTAGCGATCGCCGACTGGCCGAAGGGCCCACCATTTTTTCGCGTGAGGTACCTTGAGCAGGCCGTAGATTTCAACGCGCTGACGGGAAAGCCGGTCCGCTACACTCAGTCGCCGGACACCGCCCCGGTGGCGTACTACCCCCGGTTGGCGGATTGGCTAACGCTGGCGAAGGAGACTGAGCAGCCGCTCATTATCACAGAGGGTGAGCTCAAAGCGGCGAAGGCTTGTCGCCAAGGCTTTCCGGCAATCGGCCTGGGCGGTGTCTACAACTGGCGCAGCTACCGGCTCGGGCTGACTTGGCTACCGAGCCTGGACCTGATCAACTGGGTACGCCGTAACGTTTACATCGTCTTTGACTCTGACTATCGAACGAACCCAATGGTCTGCGCGGCGCTCCACGAGGTGGGGGAGGCGTTCGTCGAGCAGGGCAGCTTCGTTCACCTCGTCAGCCTACCGCAGCTGCCGGAGCTGGCCAAGACCGGGCTGGACGACTTCCTCCTCCAGGATGGGGCGGACGAGCAGCTTCGTGACTTGCTAGCTGGGGCGGAGCCGCTCGGGCTGTCTCAACCACTCTGGGCTCTGAACGACAAGTTCGTCTACGTTGCTAACCCTGGACTGATCGTGGACCAGCTGACGGCCCAGAAGATCGCCCCGAATGCCTTTAAGGACCATCACCAAGCGACGCAGGTGTACCAAGAGCGAACGCTTCGGCCGAACGGGACGATCAGCTACAAGCCGGTAGCGGCAGCTGGGCACTGGCTCAAGTGGCCATTGCGCCTCGAAGCATCCGGCTTGACCTACCAGCCAGGGGCGGGACGCTTCGTTTCACTGACCCAGGGCCGATCGAGGCACTACAATACCTGGTCGGGGTGGGGCGTAGAGCCCTCCCCGGGAGACATTGAACCCTTTCTCGACTTGGTGAACCACGTCTTTATCGGCGCGGAGGAGCGAGCTAAGATATGGTTTCTCCGCTGGCTCGCCTACCCGTTGCAATATCCTGGAGTGAAGCTCTTCACCTCCGCCGTCGTCCATGGGATTCGCCACGGTACTGGCAAATCTTTGATCGGCTACACGATGGGGAGGATCTACGGTAAGAACTTCACGGAGATCCGCCAGGGGGATCTGCACGGGAACTTCAACGAGTGGGCAGAGAACAAGCAGTTTGTCTTAGGCGACGACGTCGCTGGAAGTAACAAGCGCCAAGACGCAGACATGCTCAAGACTATGATCACGCAGCGAGAGCTGAGAGTCAACGCGAAGTTCATACCCTCATACGTCATTCCTGATTGTATCAATTATCTATTCACCTCGAACCACCCGGACGCATTTTTTATTGATGATGACGACCGCCGCTTCTTCGTCCATGAGGTAGTGATCGGTCCGCTGCCGGAGCAGTTCTACATGGAGTATGACCTCTGGCTCGACGGTGGTGGGGCAGCCGCGGTCTTTGACTATTTGCTTCACCTAGACCTCGGTGACTTCAACCCGGCGGCGCCCGCGATCCGGACCGAGGCCAAGGAGCGGATGACGGCGATCATCCAGTCGGACCTCGGCGCTTGGTGCCGGCTCCTCCTGGCAACGCCCGACGTCGTTCTCCGGCTCGGTGAGGTGTCAGTGACTAAGGACCTCTTCCAGGCCAAGGAGCTGCTCCGCTTCTACGACCCCGCCGAGAAGACGGGCACGACCGCTGGCGGGCTGGGCCGCGAGCTGGCTCGCTGTGGGGTGCGGCAGGTATGCCACGGACGCCCGGTCAAGCTGCCGGACGGTTCGCAAGGGCGCTACTTCGCCGTGCGCCGGCCGGAGGTCTGGGTAGTAGCAACCTCCGCGGAGGTGACGGCGCACCTGGCGGAGTGGCAGGCGGCGCAAGGAAAATGGAGAAAGAAATTCTAATGACTTGCTTTGAAATCCTTGGGCTCTTCAACCATGCCACGGTGGAGCAGGTGAAGATTGCCTACCGGCGACTCTCCCTGGCCGCGCACCCGGACCACGGTGGCGACCCCGTAGCCTTCCACCGGCTGCACCTCGCTTACCGCCTGGCGCTGGCCGAAGCCGAGCGGCCGCTTCTCTGCCCGGGGTGCCAGGGGCTTGGCGTCTTAGAGGTCCGCGTGGGGTGGTCGACGCTGCGCCAGTCCTGCAACAGCTGCGGCGGCAGGGGTACGACGCCCAGGGTGTGAGAGGAGCCGCCCCGAAGGGCGGGCGGTGCAACGACTCTACTCGTTGTGGACAGCCGCCCGCCCGTAAGGGGCGGGGAATTTCAAGCTGGACGGGCGGCGGCGAGGGCGGTACGATAGAGGGGATGTAAGTTCTCAGGTCCACCGGAGGAGGTGAGAGCTTTGAAGTAGCACATCGTTCCAGCATAGGCGAATGACAACAGCGCGCAGACAGCTCCTGCTAGGAGCCGACTTACAGAAGTCAAAGCGCAATGCAGGCGCCCCGACCACATGGGAATGCGGTCGGGGCGCTGTTCTCTTTACCAGTCCGGCCGCAAATCGAGTTGCTGCTTCCCCCACCAGTAGGCTCGTACCATTGCCGCCGCGCCGTTAGCGCGCCAGGGTCGTGCACCCTCAAGCAGGGACATGGCGTGTAGCGCGTCGTTGGCCTCCTCGCAGGTGTAGATCCGGTACTCCTGACCAATTTCCAACCAAGCTATCGGGAGCTTACCCTCGTAGGCGCAGAGCACGTCATGAACGAGCGTCGCTCCATCTCCCAGCTCGTCCTTGGCGCAGACGAGGCGGAACGGCCGCGGGACGCTGGCTTGGTCCCAGGTGGTACTGATAGGGATGTGCCACCAGGTGCCGAGGATGCAGACCCTCCAGGTATTGAGCAGGGTCCGCGGTCCACCGGCGTAGAGCTGCTCGGAGTCCGGCGGGTCGATCTTCTTTACGGCGAGGTGGCGGCCCATGTGCTAGGTTCTCAGGGCCAGAGCACCCAGTAGACGTTGCTGCGCTCGGCGGGGCCACGGCGGTTCTCGCGCACCGCGGTGCTCGCCATGAAGCCTACCTTTTCTCCGCGCTGTGGTTTCCAGGTATCGATCGGGTGGCGCTTGGTTTGGATGAAGGGGGCCTGGTCACCCTTGGCCTCGAGCGCGGAGCGCGCAGTGTTCGCGCGCAGCCACTCCCAGGTGGCGGCGTACCAGTGCCCGTCGGTCTTCGCCAGCACCCACATGTTCCCCAGCACCCCGTTCGCCGGGTAGGTTATCGGCCAGCCGGGCTGCACCCAGTCCCAGGTGATGACCTTACCGCTGATCCGTACGTTGTCGAGGATCGCCGTCTCTTGGTAGTCGGCGACGCTCGGGTGCAGCCAAGTCACGGCGTGGAGGTCTAGCTCGTCGGCGCCGGTCCCGGCATCCGTGGCGGGTGCCGGATTCACCGGGGGAGGAGGCCCGGGTGCGGGCGGCACCGGAACCGGCGTCGGCGAGTCGCCCTCGCAAGTCAGGTATTGCTTGCACATGTCAATGAGTTGCGGCACCGTGTACGCCTGAAACGGCGCCTTGGTCTTGGTTTCGAGAATCTTCTCGGTCAGGGCGCAGCCCTGCAGCGTGGCGAGGAGTAGCAGCACTACGGCTAGTGCAGCCATGCCGAGGGTGGCGCGGCGGCCTTGGTACCACTTGGGGATCACTTCGTCACCTCCTTAGCGCAAGCCAGAAGTCTCTGCTGCTTGAGCCAGTCGAAGACGGCCGCCGCCGCGAGCAGAGCGAAGTCCACTATTTGCGAGAGGTCCGCGTCGGGGATCGGGTCGAACCCGAACCGCCGTGATAGGCTGTGCGTGCCGAGGGTCGTAATAGCGATCAGA